CAAAGCTATTCTTGAAGGTTTCTTTAGCAATATAATTTCCAGATGAAGAAGCCTGTCCCTAAAATCTACCGTACAACCAATTGGTCCTCGTATAACCAAGCTTTAATCAAGCGAGGAAATATTTCAATTTGGTTCGATCCCCTGACTCAATGGTATGCTCAACCACAAGCTAAACATGGAAGAAATCAAACCTATTCTGATACAGCAATTCAGTGCTGTTTGATGATCAAATCTATCTTTCGACTTTCTTTGCGTATGGTCACAGGTTTTGTGCAAAGCATTATTCAACTCAGTGGATTAAATTGGACAGCACCAGATTACTCCACCCTCTGTAGACGACAAAAGCATATTGATATTGCGATAAGCTATCAAAAAAGTCATGAGGGACTACATCTATTGGTCGACTCAACTGGCTTAAAGTTTTTAAGCGAAGGCGAATGGAAACGCAAGAAACATCAGCCTGAATATCGTCGGCAATGGCGTAAACTACATATTGGTATAGATGCTAAAACCTTGCAAATACGAGCCGTGCAGCTCACAACAAATAATGTCAGTGATTCACAAGTCTTGGGTGATCTGCTAAATCAAATCCCATCTGATGAACTCATTGACTCTGTCTATACCGATGGAGCCTATGACACGAAATTGTGCAGACAAGTGATTTCAGATCGTCATGCACATGCCGTAATTCCTCCAAGAAAAAATGCAAGGCCATGGAAAGATAAGAAATTGGGATCTTTAGAAAGAAATGAACTATTGAAAACAGTCAAAGGTCTAGGAAGAACGCTTTGGAAAAAGTGGTCTGGCTATCATCGGCGCAGTTTGGTTGAAACTAAGATGCATTGCATCAAATTATTGGGCGATAAACTCAATGCTAGGAACTTTCAAAGCCAAGTGAATGAGATTCATGCACGTGTGGCAGTATTAAATAAATTTACGGAATTAGGCAGACCTCACACCCAAGTTGTGCCTTGAATTTGGTAGGACTTGGTGAAATCAGCCTTTATAAGGTTTGTGCAACAAAGTCCTTTCGCTATCAAATTCTTGTTAAACGACAATCAAACTTAAAACAATTATTTCATTAATCTAAACTTATTTTAGAGCATAGATTCTGAAAAAATTCTAAAACTTCTTAAAACCATACCGAAATGGTTCTTACCTAATTAAGGCTAAATCAGCTATTTCTAAACATTAATAATCAGGATCATAGAAATATCTTAAAGATTCCTGTTCAATTAAATGCTGATTTTCTGAATAACCATCTTCTTCAGCTTGCCATTCATATTGCATGTATTTTTCTGATTCAAGTTTAGCCTTAGCATTTTCATCTATACGTTGTCGCTCTTTTCTTTCTCTATCGATAGCTTCCTGAGCTAGTTTCGCTCGGCGTTCAGTTTCGAGTTCAGCCATTTTTTGCATATGTTGTACAGCTTTTTGTTGATATTCTTGTTCTCGTGCTATCCGTTCAGAATTCGTTTTCCAAACAATCACGATCATTAAAAGGACTACAACACCTAAAATAATATAAAGTCTATTCATTAATTACAGATCCGAACTGTTTGTTTTTCTAATCAATTTTAAACTAATTAATAGCCATTATAATTCAACTATGAACAAAAATTTGATAATTTAAAATCAATAAACTGATGAAATCAAAATAAGAGGTCAACCTAGCGTAACCCAAAGCAAGAAGCTCGTGGATATGCTAAGTACTGCCATTAAAATTAGAATAAAATATTTACTGCTGCTGAAGTGATTGATGAACTCATCAAGCTTGTAAAGACCATTTTGGAGTCTGACAAGCTTGCTGCTGAAAGCAATCTAACTGAATACGAGTATGCCTTTTACTCTGCTGTCGCTGAAAATGATAATGCAAGAGGACTCAGGTAAAAAGATATCCTCAGAGAATTTGCAGTGGTACTTACTGAATCCATTCGCCAAAATGTCACGTTGGATTGGACAATTAAAGAAGCAGCACGGGCAAAGCTAAGAGTAATTGTGAAACGGTTGCTAAAAAAATAGGATACCCACCTGATATGGCATTATTAGCGACTGAAACGGTTATAGAACAGGCTGAGCAATTAGCAAATGAACTTGCGGAAATGTCGAATTTAGAAGAGGTTTGACCATAAATTAGACCATCGGATTTTTGAACTGATGGACCATCAAATAGACCGTTGGTCTAAACTGTTTTTCTTATTTTTTCCATTGAAAAACCCTCTAAACTCATGATTTAGAGGGTTCGATATATGGTGGGCCCACCGTGACTTGAACACGGGACCAACGGATTATGAGTCCGCTGCTCTAACCAACTGAGCTATAGGCCCTATAAAGTTAATTACAATTAATACAATGCTTTAACTTGATACCGATTCTACATAATATTTTTTTGCTTTGCAATATCATTTTATGTAGGCACTATGTAGGCATCTAAAAATATTGTATGTTATTGCGAGTTATTGCAAACAGACGTGATCATACACCATGACATCTGAAAGAACAAAGCTAACAAAAACATTTGTTGATTCTTTGCCCTTATCCCCTGATAAGCAAGTTATCTATAGGGATTCGGAGCTTATCGGCTTTGCATTACGTGTCACAAATATCAAAGTGTATGTTGTAGAACGTCGTGTAGGTAAATCTTCTGTACGTGTGACTGTCGGTAAACATGGCGAAATTACACCTACCCAAGCCCGCGACAAAGCCAGCCATTTATTAGGATTAATGTCACAAGGAATCAACCCTAATAAACAAAAGCAGCAAGAGCGCAAAGAAATGTTTGCTGATTATGCAAAAGCAGACCAGCAACCTACCCTCTTAGATGCCTACACTGCCTACAAAACTGAGCGTGAATTAAGTAAAAATACATTAGATGATTATGAGCAATGCGTTAAAGACTATTTAATTGATTGGCGAGACATAAAATTAATAGATATTTCTCGTAAAATGGTTCAAGAAAAACATGCTGAGCTTTCAAAACGATCTAAAGCTCGTGCAAATTTAGCTATGCGTTTCTTTCGAGCTGTTTTCAACTTTTCTGTTGAACATTATCTTGATGCCAATGATAAAAACATAATTGATGTATCTAACCCGGTAAATACGTTAAAGGCTAAAAAGTCTTGGAATAAAATTAAACGTAGAAAAGGATATATTAGAAACAATCAAATGAAAGATTGGTTAGATGCAGTTATCTCGACTGAATGGGTCGGACAGCAATACAAGAACCATAATGCTTATACAAATCAAGATTTTTTATTAACTGTACTGCTGACTGGTTTCCGTCGTGAAGAAGCTGAAACAATTGAGTGGTCACATGTCGACTTAAAATATGGCTCAATAACTTCAGTAGATCCAAAGAATGGCGAACCTCTCACCTTACCTATGGGCAAGACTTTACTCCACATAATGCAAAAGCGATTTGAACGCTCTGGTGGAGGTAAATATGTATTCCAAGCTCGCCAAGGAGTCGGCCATGTTACTAATAGAAGCAAAGCTAGGCTAAAAATTGCTGAAATCACTGGTATTAGTTTTACCTACCATGATTTAAGACGTACATTTTCAAGTGTTGCAAATAGCTTAAACATTGGCTCATATACAATCAAAAAGCTTGTTAACCATGCTACAGAGGAATCCTCTGATGTAACGGAAGGTTATGTACAAGTATCATTTGAGGATCTTCAAATTGCGATGAATATGATTGAAGATTTACTTTTGGATGATGAGATCATTTCTAAGATAAAAAATAGAACTTTTAAGAAAATAACAAGGCATCATGATTACTTGGAAAAATCTGTTGTTGAAAATCCAGTCGATATTGATGATGCCTTAAAAGCACTCTCAAAAGTTGATCAATTGAAAACTCGGCTTAATTAAATTATTCTTTCTAAAATTCTTAAAAGTGATGCATCAGAACTATGAGTGATACAAGTCTTTTAAATGAATTGAACCTAATGATTGATCATTATGTTTCTAGAAATGGACGACAACCAGACAGAATTATTTTGGGGTATAAAGCCTATGGGGCTTTAATGAAAGATTCAACATTTTCCAAAGAGGTAGCTAATTCAGCACTAGATCCCAATAAACGTAAATTTAGAAAACTAAAAATCAAAGTGACTAAAGATGATCACCAAATAGAACTAGAGTAGATGAATAGAAAAAGCCCTCATAAGAGGGCTTTTACATAAATTTCAGAGCCAAGGGGTTATGAGCCCCCAAAGGATTAACATGAGGAAAAACATTTAAGTAGAATGGTTTATCGACTATAAAAAACTAATTTTGATAAGAAAGCATGTAAACGGATAAAAATATGTCTGCATTTTTGATAATTATTGGATTCATTCTAGCTTTCTCTGGAATGATCTTTGGTCCATATATATTTCATAAACACATCAGAAACTACCAAGAAAGTCATGCGATGGGCTTTTTATGTATGCTTCCTGGTATGTTTGTTGTGATGCTTGGCTTTTATTTGAGATGAGAAACTAAGGCCCTCCTCAGAGGACTTTACACATTTTACGGATAATTCTACTTATTAGGCTTGGCTTACAATGATGATTTTTTCTCATAAGTCACCTATGGGCCAAGCATCACTTAATCGTTTTGCATCAGCTGCGTGTTCATCAGCTCGTTGCGCCATTGTTCGATATTCATTGACGCACTTTTCGAGTACGTCACCGCTGGCATTGGCGTACTCAATAACGGTTTCTTTGGTAGCTGTGGACATACGACTTGAGGCTGTATTGATTTGCTTTGACAAGCGATCAATAGAGGACTTAGCATCATTACTATCAGCAAGTATTTTTTGGATTTGTTCATTGTGATTAATCTCAGCAGTTAATATTTTTTCAGACCACACTTTTTCAACTTTAATAGCATCTGCTTTTGCTTTTTCGGTAAGTGCTTCAGACTTTGCTAGATCGGTTTGATACTTTGCAGCAAGTAATTCATAGTCACTTTGTATGCTTGATAAACGCCATGTCTGGATACCTAAACCAATCGAAGCTATCAAGAATAGAGCCATCAAAATACAAATGATGGCTTCATAAAATTTGGCTAAAAATATTTGTAACATTATTGAGCCTCCAAGCATTTTTTATTACGCTTTACTTGCCATTTCCAAACACCTGAGCACTTGTTAGTAGCAATTGAACAATCTACTTTTTTGCCGTGTTTAGTAATGTACTTGTATAAAAGAAGTGAGTTACATGCTTGAACATACTTGGCTTGTTTTAAATTGCGAAGCATCGATGATCTCAGCCATGTGTTGCGCCCATACTGGTAAACAAAGTCAGCGTAAACGTCATATTCATCTTGTGATAGCTTCACGCCTTTTAAAGATTGATTTAGAACAGTGGAATCACCTTTCATGTGATACTGAAGGAATTCTGTAGCCTGTTTTTTAGTGATTGGTGGATCTGTAATTTTTACTTTCTGCCCATTTGGGTAAACTGTTGTACCTGTACCAACCGTCGCTACTCGACCAGAATCGTAATAAGGCTTTAGAACAGTACCTTCGCGCTCTTGGGTCCATTGAACACCGCCGATACTAACAGCTAGAATGCCACCAATCGCACCAACACAAAGCTTAGTCTTGTTCTGCATTACAATCCCCCATCAATTTGAGTTTTTCTAATTCATGGATTTCTGAAGCGCGGATATCTTCTTTTCGTTTGTAATACCAATTGATTAAGAAACTTAAAATACTTACGACTAGCCCCCCTACACCTATGACTAAACCAATAAATGTAATCGGGTCAAAACCAAAAAATTTTGCAGCTGCTGCTGTACCACCACCTAATACAGTCGTTTTGGCAGCTCCCGCAGTTAAAGCATTTGTCGTCTCAACTATAGTCTCGGTATGATCTGACATTTTGAATTATCCAAGTTTTCTTTAGACTTATTCTGCTTTACTAAAAGTCATCAATTTTTTTGAGTTCCAATAAAAAAGCCACCTTTGGGTGGCTTGATTTAAAACTTTAAATTGTGAATGTTGCACCAGGTGAACCTTGATTACCTAATAGACAACGGATATAACCACTAAAATTAGGCGGTAATTCTAATACAAAAGTAAAATCAGTCTCACCATCTAAAACTTTTTCATAAGCGATAGGGTCATCGTTACTTATATCTGATATAAGTCCCACAACAGTTGAAGTTGTAGCTGTACCTGTAATTGTGACAATATTATTTGCGCCTCTTGTAACGCTATTAATAACTGGTTCGTACATTACTCCGTCATAAGTAGAAGCCCTGTAGTGAATATCACCAATATTGTAAGTACTTCCATCTGAATTAAATCCTTTAAACCCTCCATCAGAGTGGAAAGTATAGAAACCTTCAACATAATCCAAAACTAAAATCTGATTAGCTATTGGCGTATATTGCGTCACAGTACCACTTGGGTCTGTTATATCTATTGTTCCTATATTTGAACCAGAAAATGAGAATTTTATTTTAGAGTTTTCAATATCTATTTCAGCATATTCAAATAATCTGTCAGGGAAAGGCGCTAAACAGAATGTAAGCGAACCATCCTCATGCTCGATGAATGTTGGATTACGTGTTGCATTTAAATAACTTGCACCACTAACAGGCTCCATCTTAAATCTATGAGGTTGATTGTCGATGTTTAATACGAAGAAGAATCCATCATAATCACTTTGAATATATGGATAATCTGTTGCTATTAAAGATACAAAAGAACCTGCTGTACCAGTGAGTATAGGATCATCAAAATCATCTATATAAAAGTCCCACGTTCCAGATATGTTTTCAAAGTTAATTCCAGCATTAGCACCTTCACAAGAAATCAAAACAGGCGTGTAAGGTGATAAGCAAACTACAAACTCATAATCTTCCCCACCAACTTGTTTTTCCCAACTATATGTTGGGGTGGAACCACCCATAATAGATAGGTCAATCACATCAGGCTCACCATCTGAAATAAGTTTTTTAAAAACCACTTTAAGCCTTAAATCTTGATCAGATGTATTTTGAATAACAGTGAAAAAATCAGGTGAAGGACTTTCGCTAAATGAAAGAGGACAGTTACCAGATTTTAATCTTTCAAGCGATTGGCCTAAATTCTCAGTTTCAAGCCTATTTAAATTATTAACAATTGAATAAACTTGACCAGTAGTTGCATCTGATACTTCAAACCTCCAATACTCATACTCTAAAGAATCTGCTGGTTGTGATGTTAAAAGATTCAATATTGAAGTCGCACCAGTACAGCTAATTTGACTTCCTCCAGCACCTTGAATTCCGATACGCAAAACTTGAATACTTGGCAAGCCAGTATCCAAACAATCCTGAACAGCGATGTAATCTAAATTATTTGGTTCATAACCGAGCTGGCCACGTATATTCCCTTGGTGAATGGTCATAGGCTTATCAGTTCGCCCGCGCATGAAACGACCGACAATCATCGCTGAAGTAAGTCTCTCTCTCGTTTGAATTTCAGTTTTATCAACTACTCCTTTGCTTTGAATGCCAACCGCCTGGCCTAAAATCTTTGTTGTGTTCATCTTCTACCGCCTAAATTATTGATACTTTTAATTACTTCATTGCCAAGTTTTATAAGTAAACTTTGCTGCTGCGCTTCACTTTCAATCTCTTTTTTTCGATCTTCCCAAGCATCTGAGGCGTAATAATCCGCTTCAAAACTAATGGGTAACTTCATGGTTTCGTAAAATGACATTTTGCAGTGACTAGAGAGAGATTGGATGGTACTAAGTAAATGACTTGTCCAACTCTTTGATGATTCCGATAAAACAGGTAGAGGCGCGAAATCGTAAAGGCGCGTCATCTGCACCTCTTTCTACTACGAATCCTTCGTTGTTAATTCCAAGTTCAACATGTGTGTACAGCTGGCTACTTAACTTTTGGAAATCAAGGTAAATGAGATTAAATTCACTTTGTGGTAGTGCTTTCAAATAATTCAAACGGTGTGTGAATTGCTGCGAAAAAACCTGATTAATAGCATTCCGATCTGGCAAAGCACCTAAATGTTCATGACCATCATATTTAATTTGAAATGCCAAAAGACAAGCTATCCATTCAGCCGCATTCACACATTTTGCCTCAAGATATTCTGCCTCTGTGCCATTAAGTTGACGTACTGTAATACCAACTTCTTGGATTTCATTCAGAAATTCAGTTTGATCTTTGAAACAGTTTGATAAGTCAGTCGCGGTTGAAAATAAAGTATTAGTTTGTTTCTGAACATATTTAAGCATCAAGAAATAACGTTCTTGAACAGTCATACTTAATGGAAGCTGTGAGTTGTTCAAAGCAAAAGATAAGAAAGCAGTTATACGTTTCTCATTTAATTTAGGATCGATTGCTGCAACTTTTAGGGCATCATTGAATGCTATTTCATTTAACTGATAGTTGTTATCAGCAATCGGGATAGGATCAAAGATCAATGCCATATTTACTTTCCTTTATTTGACTGCATATAGATTACGAACATCTTGAGCATCCCAAGCTGTTCGGCTTATCAAACTTAAATTTACGGTTAGGCTCAGCCGATTGCCCTCTTTATCAATAGGGGCAACAATTGGCGCTGAAACACTTTGAAGAATGAAAGGAATATAAGTTTTACCGTGCGTAGTGACCGTGATATAAGGGGGTATCAGGCCCGAAAATAGCCCATCCACACCTTGATCAACTAGATCAGTTAAAACTGTTCCTTGTGATAATTGCGCTGGCAGTGACCATGATTGGAGATGCATTAATTTGTTTTCTACTTCTGCACGAGCATCTTTTAATGCAATAAAAAAAACACTTAGATTTAAGTGAACTGAAGCCGTAGAGAGAAATACTTGTGTTGTGTTGACTTTATTAAGATTTGTTTTGCCTTCTACACTTTTAGCAAATTCAGCAATCGGCTTAAATGCCTTTGTTAATAAACCTGCTGCTGTATCACCAAGTAAACCGCCAAATGCTGTTCCTACTACGCCACCTGAAGCTACGGCTTGTCCTGTTTGCAAAGCGGCCATCATCATTGGCATTTTTAATTCCGGATTAGAGTTTTCAAACGGAGTTTGCCATTGACTCTCAAAATTAATATCCCCATCGGTTAGGAATGCGCGAATGGTTGGCTGAGATGTATCATAAGAAAAATAAGGCTCATTTGTATCCGGATTACGCTCCATCGTACAAAGACTAAATTCAGCAAATTTATGTTTTGACACATATCCCCAGAATGGATCAGCACTATAATCCACTGGTTGTATTGTCTGTTCTGCATTTGCTACTTGAGCACCTGCTAATTTATCCGACATAAAAAAAGCCCTATATGAATAAGGCTATTTTTGATCATGAATTTACGTATATTTTGGTCAAGTTCCAATTAAGCAGATTGTAAAGAAGCCTCAACTTCTTTAATTCTCTTTAGTTAAACAATAATATGTAGATACTAATATAACTAATCTTTTCTTAGACCTTTTACTACAACAAATCAAAGAACCAATCACTAATTGGTTTAGGAAGCGAGTTAAAACTGTTATTATGAATGTAAGAAAATATTAACAACTCCATAAGTTAATATTATCAATGAAATCATAATTAGCCCCCACCTTGATACCACATCATAAATGTTGCTATTTTTATTTACACTAGGTGCATATACATAACTGACATTCCATATACTTGAAACAAAAAACGCCCAAGCAACTATTAGAATTGCAAAATCACTTACAGTAATTGAAGTAAAAATAAAAGCATAAATAATAGATATAAAAATGATTAAACCCGTAAATATCAAGCAAAATAGCTTATATTTTCCAAGCAAAAGTAATAGAGCATCTTTCATAAATTCACCTTAAAAATCTTACATTTCTTAGAATAATCAGCTCATAAAGAAGCTTCAACTTCCTTAATTTTCTTAATGATCTCGGCTGACTTATTGTAAGACATCACAATTTCACCATATTGATTTTCATGCGCAAACCAATAACTAGTTAGAATCTTTTTAATATACTCAACATTCAAACCATCGCCATTGAAAACATAGTTGCTTCGCTCTGTTCTCATATAAAGACCATATCGATCAAGTTGCTCATCAATTCTTAGTTTACGAGGTCTGATTTGCGCATCGCGTATAAGCTCAAAAAGTTGCTCAGGGCTTTCAGCATGTGAGAAATTCAGATTATTTGGATAAGATGGTGCTTCATCAGGCGTTGTATGTCTTTCGATTATAACGATACGAGTATTGACTCCAGTACCTGCATTCCTAAATGTACTCATTGGCAATGAGATTTCTCCAACTTGGTACGCTTCTTTTTCATTAGCAATCCAGTTAGAAAGCTTTTCATCCATTGAGCCCCGAGGAATAAGTGCCACGATTCGCCCTCCATCGTAAAGATGTTGAAACGCTTTTTGAACATGTTTGATTGCAAGAGCGCCAGCATTTCCGAAAGGTGGATTCATCACAATTGCATGATACTTATTATTTGTACCATGAGCTTCAAAACCATCAATAATGACATTAGCACCTGTATTTGCCATTTTTGCACGACTCGCTAATGATTCAGTTGGTTCAATCATTGTCAAATTAACATCGTTTGGAGCAAATCGACCTATTGCACCATCCCCAGCACTTGGTTCAAGAACATCATCACCTTTATGTACTCCCGCCCATTCAAGCATTTTTAAACCTAAAGGTTCAGGCGTTGCATACCACTCTTTTCCCTCTCGGTTGCTTCTACTTTCGGAACGCTTGCCTTTGGCATAATAATAAGTCATCGCTTTATCGAAAGGAGATAGTCGTGCGATTCGTGCATTTTCTTCATCATATGCTTTACCACCAATTCCATCCATAAGAGATGGTTCATGGTATTCAGCATCTTCATAAGCTTCGATAAGTGCTTGCTTAATACTTACTAAAGCATCCTCACCTTTAGCCAAGTTATCTACTGTTTCTGCACGTCCCGCAATTGTTTCTGCAAAAGCAGTTCGTTCCCAATTTGTTCCAGTTGTAAAATAACGCTGAATTGCATTTGATGCTTGTCCTACACGATAAATGCGGCCTTCAGTTTGGCGAAGCTTAGCTGGTTTGATTGGTTGACCGATATTTACGTTTACTCGTTGATGAGACCCGGTAGTGTCATGTAAAGAAATACCTGTCGACCCTGCATCTGATTGCACAATTAAAATATCAAAGCCACTATTATCCTGGTTAAACAAATCGACATTTTTTTGTCGATCCTTCTTGGAAACACGTCCATTGAATAATAAAGCATTGGGGAATGCACGGCGCAATGTAACAAGTGGAGAATTATAATTACAATTTAAGCGAACTAAATCAGCTCGTTCTTTAGCAAACTCTTGATATTGTGCAGCTGCGACTGCGTTGTATTTCCCATCAATTGTCTTGAACTGATCATCTGAAAATGCGAATGGCTTGAACCCACCACCATCATTGTAATCATGGAATATAATTACTTTTCGCCCTAATGCTAAGTTTTTTTTGAAAAATGGAATTCCTTCCTCAGCCTTTATTGCCTCAAGCAATCTACGGCGAGAAAGATAGTCAAAACGTTTATTAACTAAACTGCTTAAATCAGAGAAACGGCTATTCCCATTGGCATCTTTAGAATCCCAAAGATAATCTAATCCTTCATCAATTTTTTGACCGATATTGGATTTGATCAAGACAAATTTCCGATCATAGTCAAACTTCAATTGAAGTTCTCGACCAGCCATTGCACCAGATGATTTAAGGCCTTCAGCAAATTGACGTTCAAAAACACCTTCATCAACCCCACCTTCTGGCCGTGTCAACTTGTTATATCTCATCCTATAGCCAAAATTAGCCATATAGAATCGTTCTCGCGCTCCACCAGTGTTATAACCGCCATAGGAATTATTGCTAAATTGTGATTCTGGCGGTGTAAAATTAAATAGGTATCCTTCTGCCCAATCAACTGTTTTTGTATAAGCAAATGGAGTAGCAGATAAAAATACAACTTTTGCACGTTTACCAGATTGCTCAGTCCAATTCTTTTCCCATTCAACCTTATAATCATGGAGAAATGCGTTCCATTCCTGAATCATTTCATCGGTGCGTTCTTCCTCTGGCAATGCATATGGATCTCGCTCAGGAAAACGCATTTTCGACCAAGTGTAGAAACCTGAATGATGACCTGTTAATGCTCTTAAATTATCAAGTGCTGAAGTCACGCCACCATCTGCACTTTGCATTAATGTATGAGCCTCATCAACAATAATAAGATCCCAATCTTTCTTTCCTAAAGATTTGTTCTGACCAAAATTCGCGTAGGTTGTTACTACAACATTTGCATCACCACCATTGTCTTGTGTATTTGCCAATTGATGAATATCAATATTCAGTGGTTTGCCTGACTTTATAAAATCACGAGCAATTTTGTCACTTAAAGTAATAATCAGAATGTTTTTAGCGCCAGCATTTAAAAATCTTTTAACCGAACCTAATCCAGTAAATGTTTTGCCTGTACCTGTGCCGTTTGTAAATAAAATACCATTTGCATTATCTTGAATTAATCGTTTTTCAGCTTTGACAATATCATCACATTGTTCAGGTAAAAGATAAGGTAATGCTTCACTAATATTTTCAGGATCTCCCCATTCTGTAGGTGTTCCCTCTGCCTCAGCTTGTAATTTTGCTTTACCTTCTAACTCAACTCTAACTGACTTAGCAGATTGAATAATTGATTTATTTCGCTTGTCTCTAGTAGGTGATCCTGAGTTAAAAATCGCACGGCTTCCGCTGCTGTCATCCCCTGTAAGATTGGTTGGACTTCTCCCATCTGAAGGTTCATTTCCTCTATTTCCTGTGCCAAGTAAACCTGCATCATTATTTTCTGATAGGCCAATACTACGGTTTCGGTATAGCCCTTGCTTAATAGAAGCTGTTCCTGTTGTTGAAGGCGTTGCTCCATCTCCATTTGATTCAGACTGAGGAATTGCTGATCTTCCAGATCCGCGACGAAGTTCGCTAAGTTGTGCCAAGTCTGAATCGGTATCTGTAACATTAGAGAAAACCTCTTTAATTAATTTCTGATCTTCTGAAAGAATTGAATCTGGTAAATCGAGGATATGCTTCGCTCGAATTAAGGTTAATTGGTTAAATATGAATGCATAAGGATCAAATTGCTTTGCTGTTTTTACAGGTACACCATTTAGTGAAATAACAAGAAGAGTTTTCCCTTTTTTGGTGATGTATTCGATAAGCTCTTGTTCACATATATAAAAAACTAGTGATTTTTTTAATTTATCCAGTGGATTTGTTGGAATCTGTTTAACTAGAAAGGATTGTAAATTTGAATCTAATTTTTGAACTGAATCGTTAAAAACATACTCAGAAATTTGATTTAAAAACTGGTTCTCACTATCTTTTTCTGCATATCCGATGATTTTTCTAGTTTCGTTCAAATCAAGTTCAATTTCTCCAGAAAGTACCTTCTTGAAATAAGTATTAATTTCATTAATGCTACTCAGTGTCTTAATTAACTGATCTAATGAACTAAGAACATTTTCAGGTTTTAAAGCAAAGTTATTTTCAAATATGGACATACAACCCTCAACATGGGATTTTTTAACTTCATCATGTTAAAGGTTGTAAAGTGTATGATTTTTAAAGCGTTCCAATAATCAAGATTGATAGAGCACATCTAAATGTGCAATTGAAATATCATCAAAACCTTTCATTAAATTTTTTTCTAATTCATCAACAATCAGAGCAGCTAAAGCTACTGGATCAACTTTAGAACCAGCCTTGAAAATTGCTTTTTGGATGATAGACGGTTTCACATCCTTATCATCAAAAATGATCGCTGGAATGAGTTTTTCGCTTCTTTGTTTTGCATAAGTGATACGTTCTTTTCCTGCGATAAGAAAGTAATTCCCATGTTTTTCGATAACTACAACAGGGTCCTCTTTGCTAATTTTACTTTCATGAATTTTGGGGGCATTTTCGATACTAATTTTATCAACTGGAATATGCTCATAAACTCCATCCATTGCCCATGAATCAAATTCAGACCAAGTGTGTTGTATCTTAGTATTCAAATCTTTCATAGATAGCTTTGAAATACTACCGAAACCTTGCCACCCCTCCGAATAATTAGACATGTAGATTACTTTTGCTTCTTCTTCAGTTTCAGCCCCAATTACAACCTTATGTTCATCAAAAGTACCATTCAAATTTAATTGATTGATAACATATGCATACTTTGGGATATGATCCAGGTGATTCTTAATAAACACATCAATTTCATCACCATCTGCGCCTAATGTATTCTCAATATAGCCATAGTGATGTTGCAATGTGCTTGACCATTCTTGACCATTATCATCAATACCTGAACGTGTTGAACCTGCTGGATTCTCTATCGCAATTTTTAAATCGCCAATAGAAAAGAGGCCTTTTGTATATTCACCAGATTGCTTTTGCTCGTTACTAGGGAAATCTAAATTATTATGAGGTGATGTAGCTGCTTCATGCGCCTTTTTATCGTACAACGTGTATGATTCAGCAGAATCAAACATACTTAGATTGGCATTTTCTCCATAATTTTCTTCAATCACATTTACAGCGTAATTGATTGCATCTTTAATGCTTACTGTTTCAGGCTCACCAAATAGCCCCATATTCTTACTATCCAAAGCATCCTTTTCAGCAAACTCTGCCATCGCCTTAAAAAGTAAACTCATCTTTTTGGCACTACGACTATTTTTAGACAGGAATACCGCCAATTCAGGTACACCTTCACCAAGATCACCAAATAAGCCCTGCTGCTTTACAAACTCAATAATATCTTGATCATTTTGCTTTGCAGCTAAGATCGTATTTGCTGCATCAATAATTGCGTTTGTTACGCGCTTATCAAGGGCTTGTTCGATACCATCAACGATAGAACTTGATACATCTTGAACATCACCACGACTGACCGCTTGGGCCTCAATAAATTTTGGAGCTGCCGCTCCCAATGCATTTAGCATATTTTGCAAATCTGGCTTCGTTTGATCTGCCATCATTTCAAGCAGTCGGTCATCATTATAAGCTTTGCTAAATATTGCAGCTTTCATTCGTGTGACCAATGCCTGTGTTGGCTTCCCATCAGTAGCAATATATTGCGCTGCTTCTGTCTCTCCCAAGGATTTGAGGAATCCTTGAATAAACTTCTGATTGCTTGCTGTGATTAAGTCACCATCTTCACCAGGCGTAAACAAAGACAGTAGGTTATCATCTAAACGTTTTGCATCTGTTTTTGCTCGTTCTGTAGCACTAAATGACAACTTATCATCTTGATTGGCTTCTACTGTAAATTGGACACGATCAACTTCTGAGGTACGAATACGCACAAGGATGGGCTTTTTGAATTGATTTATTTGATCAGCACTAAAGCCAAAATATTCAGCTTCCTCAATCAACCATTCTTTGTATTCATCTGCATTCCCACGTTCATAGGAGAGCTGAATTGCCATTGTACGTCCATTCCCTGACTCAACCACCAGATCATCACCAACGATTGGCGCACCAGTATCCGCACGTCCTGATCGACCCAAGCTTTCAGGATCTAATGTATTTGACGTTTTTTGTACCCAAGTCTGTGATGATTCTCGACTACGATCTCGAGGCTGTAATTCTTGAGGATAATTAGGATTTTCAGCACCTGTAGCGGTATGTGAGGCAATCACTTGATCCGCTTCTAACACAGCAAATACAGTTGATACCTTTGTCCCTTTTGCTGTTTTTACGTTGTTGACCCTGCCTTTTACGAACTTAGGCTCAACCTTTTGGTTTTCCCTCCAAAGTAGTGCTTCAGCTTGTTCTTCGGTTAGTGCATTACCGTCTTTGTCTAAAACTTGTACATACAGATTGATTTCATCATCATCATATGATTCAATAGAATCAAAGCCAACTTTAGAGCCTGTGGGGTTAATGACCTGTGAGACAGTCCGTAAGTTGGTTTTTTCTTTTGCTGCTGCTAAGTAATACAATAAATTCCCATCAGAATCCAAAGCCACTTTTAATGTAATATTCAGACTGTAATTTTCAAATTCCTTCAATTTATTAAATACATAGTAACCTACCGCACTATCATCACGATCTTTATTTAGCGGCACTAAATCACTAACATCACCCGTCATCAAAACTTCTGGAATGTAAGGTATTGCAAGATACTTTGCATCTCGCATACGGTCATGAATTTTTCCGCGAGATTTAGAGTTAATACGAACTAAACCAATTTTAGTTTTAATCAACTTTCCATTTAAATGTTCATTAAAATAAGCCTTTGAAGCTGTAATTGATTTACCATCATATTGATCAAGATTATCTAAATATTCCTGATATATTTTACTCGCCTGTTCACCATCCCAATCAACAATGACTTGATTGCCTAATGCTGTAACCATTGAATCAATAGCAGCCAAAACATCAACATCTTTAGAAATATTATCGATCTTGCTCATTTCACGCACAAAAAAATAGCCCATTTAGGACTATTTTGAGAGTATCAAGACTAGCTAGGCTTGTTCAGTTCCAACCAAGTCATTCACTTGAGTAATAAGAACATTCACCGCTTCCAACAATAAAGGATCATTTAAGTTCTTTTCAGCTTCACTACGAACTTGTTTAAGTAGTTCAATAGAAACTTTGACATCACCATCGATAATTGATTTAAACAGTTTATTCACGGATTCATTTGATTTGCCACCAAGCAACTCAATCAACTCACGTAGCCGTTTAGTGCTTTGTAGTTTATCCATCCCCTTAAGATTCGGGATTTGTTCAAGCAAAGTACGAAGTTCTTTCGTGAGCTTTAATTTTTCCAAGGCATTCATGTATTTCTAATCCTTAACTAACAGTTGCAGCTTGATTTACTTGATACATTGAATAAGCTGAAACAGCCTGTTCAAATAGATCATTAGTTTCATCAGTTAAGCGGCCACCAATTGATTCTAGTTTGCCTTCAACTTCACTAGCTTTAGAAAAATCAACTTCACCCTTGATGACTTTATTCAGATAGTCTGCATCATCATTATGGCTATTTGAATGAGCATTATCTTCTGTTGGTAACAATGCAGGTAAAGCCGAAAAAGCTGGATATTTAGCAATCATGTCATCAATTGTCTTGAAGAATCGTGGTGCCCCAAATCCATTGCTCCAAGCACGAGATGAAGCATTATTTGCTGAAACCTGCCATTCGCCATATGTATTAATATGTGCAGTCCAATCATCAATTTTTTTATCGTTTTTGAAGGCTTTATAATATCCATTACCCAAATCTTCGATTGGTGGATAGGTTTTATTCTTTGTTGAATCTTCACTAGGACCTTTATTCCAGCGCTCAATTGTATTTTCTACAGCAACAACCATTCGCTGAAGAGATTCTTTTAAACCATTTGCAGTGGCTACTTTACCAAATGGACGTTCAAGCAGATTTTTTGCATCTGTAAGTGCTTCTGCAATACCACTTGGATAATTTTGTTTGTAGAATTCTTCGGTGGTTCCACCTGTTAACCAACGATGACGAATTGCTAAAGCATCATAGATTTGACGTGCTTCGGTCTTTGTTACAACCTTTTTATTAGATGTTTCCGTTTCATCATTGCTAGTTGAATTATCAGTGTTTGGCGTATTATTTTGAGCACTAAAGCCATCTATTTGATTTAGAAGTTCCTGAATTTCCGTAGCTAAAACAGATTTTTGATTCTGCTTTTCAATAATACGCTGTTCAGCATCAGCTAGAGCTTTCGCACTTTCTGCCTTTTTTGCTTGTGTGCGTTTAAACCGTGCACTGTTCTGGTTAATCAGTTTAGCAACACGCCCTGCAAGCACTGGTAAAGCAATACCCTCTCCTTGATTCGGTTGAACCACACCAGTTACATCTCGGTTATTCATCAAGATTTTCCAAGACAACAAGGTGTCATGTGGCGCGATACGCTTAGCATCACGATCAGGATGATGAAACAGAATTGTGATTGTTTGCCCATCTTCAAAATCATATGAAACGGCAACATTTAGTACTTTTTTGTGGCGGAAAGGCTTGTCGCTTTGGTCCACTTTTAAGACTTTTACCCCGCCTTTTGAGGCTGTCTGCATCGCCTTATGCAGCATGTTCATCAATTTATCGAGATACTGATATTCCACGATGATTGAGTCAAAGTCTGCATATTCGGCATCAATTGATTCAAGCAAAAACGGCAATCCATCAAAGCTTGATAGCAATCCCGACTGGTCATCATGAAGCTGCATATCCAAAAGTAAATTAGCAGTTTTTCCTTCATGAGTTAGGAGTTCAATACCATCCCAACCTGGTATTGTTGAGCACGGTATATCTTGTAATGCTAAGAGATGTGTACGTTGAATCAATTGATTATTTTTATGAAATTGCTGTGTTGCTAAATGGCGCATTAATCCACTCGTATTAGTTTCAATCACATCATCTTCAACGGCATCAAACATTCGCCCAAATTGCAATTGAGCTAATGTACTTGCATGATCATTATCAACTGCACCCAAAACGGCAATTGAATCAAAGGCTGCAATGTTATTGATTGATCCTTTCAGGTTAACGATACGCCATTGGTCATCATCTGTTGCCGATTCTGTAACGATTGCATTAAGTTGTCGATATTGCCCTTTGACAATCCCAATCGAATTTGACCCACTATTTACAGAATCAAACCCTTGTACCAAACGACTTGTATGTGGGTCATGTTGTGAAATAAATATGTCGATATTTCGCATTGAAAAAATGCCTCAATATTTTTCTGATTGAGGCAATTTTTGCATTTTAGAATCATCTAACTCATGAGCTGTTCCAATCATTTCAGCATTGGAAACATCTTTATGAAATTAAGTGTGACAATCCCTACACCATTTCTATTCGTCGCATCTAAAGGGATACTTCCTGTTTGTAATGCAACTAAATGCTGTACTTCGAACACTCTTGTAGAATGACTATGCCTATCGAATAGAAAAATCGTCATTCGCATTAGATAGTCATTCGGTACAGCTTGAGTTCCACCATCCTCTCCATCTGGAAACATGATTGCTTTTATTGCTAAGGCACTGTTTAGAATGGCCGCATTTCGAGTCTCAATAAAAGGAATTGAGATTTCACCTGAATTATTACCAGTAATATGATTGAGTTGAAAACTACCAACCTGAACACTATCTGTTTGAGCGTCTAATAGGGATAAATCGATGCTTTGACAGAGCCATGGCAAGCTAAAATTATTATCAATAAGAGGGATTGGAGTAAAATTAGTCTCATTATCCTTAATATCCCATCCTTGTTCTCTTGAAAAATTAGCAAAATCTCTTGCATCTGCATTCACCAACTCATACGTATCTAATAAGTCACTTTGTGCTCTTGCTAACTTTCCTTTTGCATCAAATGGCTCAAGCTTTACACCAAAATGGATTGTTGAAAGCGTTCCTACAGCATAGAGTTTGCTGTATTCAATTTTCGCCTGATCTACAGTCATACCAGACCACACGCCAAATCTATCCGATACCACTGAGATCGTTTCAAGCTGCCCGTCATTTTCAACTTTAGCCATTATTGCTCACTCCCTCCATTTATACGAGATTTCGCAATATCGGCTGCGATACGGCACGAATCGTCATAATTGAAACCTGCATCTTTTTCTAAGATGTACTGCATCGTATCTTCACTTAAATCAGATTCTTTAAGTGAGTTAATGACCTGAATTTTAAGTAGTGAAGTATTCATTTGAGTTTGTTTATTGGTGTTTTCTTCTGTCACAGCGGCAGATTGGGTACTTGAGAACTCCACTTGCCACGGAAAATCTAGCTCACCTGCTTCGAATTGCTCGTTATAGCAGTAACCCCAATCAATATGCATTACATCATTTACTAATTGTACTGCTGATTGCCTGATATACATTGAACGGCGCATGATTTGACTAGAAGTATGAAATGCATTCCCGTCACCAATACCACCTGAAAGCATATCCGCCCACCCCACCATAGAAGGATCAAGGCCAATACCGCCCATTAGCAAGCGAACATTGATCATAAATGTTTCGATATTGACAGGTGAGTTACGTTGGCCTTTGATATCTCCCACCGGGTTAAGAATCTGTTTTTCATCCCAAGTCGGCAGTACGTGATATTTAGTATTCCAAATACCTTCTCCGCCCTCCATAGCATTTTTTACAAACTTCTCATGATCTTTGAGCATTCCTTCTAAGCCACGGATATATGCCTCCCGCTGTGCTGGTGGCATTCCAGCCATGTTTAATGTAAGAAACATTTGATTAACAGCATCTGCAACTTGTTGGCTATTCATTGTGGTTAGGGCAAGAATGACATCATCATAGGTTTTCTCAATCGAATAGAGAAATGAACCTCCAACTTGGGCTGGCAAGATCGGCAATTCTGCTGGATTATCACCTTCAAGTATTTGAGAAATTAAGCTGGCTTCAACTGGATCAAATTGTGGGACATTTTGAATCCGTGGCAACTTCATCCGCACCATCTGCCTGTCATTTAATTTGGCCGTGACTTTAGACCAGTTTTTGGGATTCAGCGCAAAGTAAGCAACTGTCTTACTACCTTGCTCAAATGCCTGTATTTGTGGTGCATAGGTATATTCATTAGTAAGTAAGTCAGTAACACCTACACCCTTTTTCCCATAAACCCGAGCATAAGCATCCCCAAAGGAAATTCCTTCTGAACATAATTTAGTAATGTATTTATTAATAATAGTTTCTATTGGCTTGATACGCTTTTGTAGTTTTTCTAATTGCGCTTTTTCAGTTTTACCTAACTCACCTCGCAATCTCTCAGTAGGTGTAATAAAGATTTGTTGGCCTGTATGTGTATCCCCACCTAGCGCCGCCATGACATGTATACCAATGCCCTCTGCTATAGGTGCAAACCTCAGCATTTGCTCCCACTTGGTTAGAATTTCCTTTCGAGTTCTTTTCCTATTTTCCTGTGTTGTATGTGTACCTAATGAAAAAGGAGCTACAGCATCATACATTTGAGCCATTGCTTCTTGGTTAGCATCAACTAACGGTTGTGGTACGCTATTTATGCTTGGTCCTAGCAACAGGGATAAAATGTGAGAAGCAGCCATAATAAAGCCAAGTTTCTTATGAAATAAATCAATTTTGACTTGTTAATGCTGATATCAAACCATCATGTTCCACTTGGGACAGGTGGCCCACTATTTGAACCACCACTTTGGACACCAGAATGAGGATGACTTTTGCCAGATACTCCCGCTGCGATTACATCAACAGTGGCTTCAATTTTACCTATGGTTTTTTGATTTCCATTATGCTCAACATCACCATCAATGATCACTTTACCTTTCAGATGAATCGTAGGTGCTTCGACATGAACTTTTGATCGTGCGAGTAGTTCAATATTTTCTTGTCTAATACGGCGTGTATCGACAACAGCGCCCGTACCATGACTACTATAAAATGCGATTACAGGTCGTGATTGTTCATTATTTTCAAAAAAAATATAAACATCCTCACCCCCTAAAATTTCTCTTTCTGTATCCTTATCACTGTCACCCACAGGATAAGCAAAAGTTGCTGTTAATCCTTCTATAGCACCATCAGTCAAACCTGGTATATGAATTTTGGCAGTTCGGGCTTCTGCATCATAAGATAGAATTTTAGCCTTTTTGAATCCATACATATTCAATATCCTATAAACTGGCTAACCATAGCTTTGTTGTTGAACCAACATTCCCACCGATTGCACCTGTTTCAATTTCATGTGCAGCTGTCAAAATGACATATTTCTTTTGTTCAACCTCAATAATATCGCCGCCATTCAAGTCAAGACTTAAAGACCGATGCACAATGCCACGCGGTATTAGTACTTTTTCCAAATTCTTTAACTGTCTTGCATCAAGACCAGCTTTATAAACAATGGATTGGCCTTTTGTAGTGGTATCATCCCCAATTACTGTTGAACCATCTTGATCAACCGAAACATAGGATGATTTTTGATATTTCTCAATTTGTTCACTATTGAACCATTGGATTTCACTTGGATCTAACTTCAGAACAACATTTTGTTTGAAAAGTGCATCCAGTTTTAGAATACGAATCTTATTTTCTTTAAAGCAAATTACCGCAGCTTCTTGTTGTAAATAAAGTGCCAAACGCTCTGAAATCAAATAACCTTTTAGACATATAAATTCAGGAAGTGGAACGTCATCACCTAAGCTAATGTTCGTTGATCCACAAGCTCGATATGCAGCATTGAATGAAGTTTGCTCTAAAATTACAGCCTTTTTCGCTTGGTCTAGGATGCTTTTACAGCCTTTGAATACAGCAATACATGAAATAGCCCCAATTCGTGAATTGTCTTTAATTGTCTGTGATTTGACAGGTTGTGAATAAACGATCTCAAACGAATACGGTATATCATTAACTAAAATTTCAGCACCATCTACTAACAGTTCTTTCAATTCCTTTGTATATTTCACCGCAAATTCGATACTGACTGGTACGGGTACTAAATCAGTTCTCAAAGTTGCAATCATTAACTCTGATGCAGAAATGATTTTGTTAGTAGCCAAAATTACTATACGCATCAATTACCCTCTGATGTTTTAAAACTGAACGGAGGTGCAACAAATGCATTTTTAGGCATTAATTCCTTTGCTTCTTTATAATTTTGCTCAGCTTCACTGACCGTCATGCCAAAGCCGTCACCACCCATACTTCGTGAAGCTTCTACCAATTGGGCTTGAATCAAATCGCAATTCGCATTTAAACACGGCTCAATAATGACCCATTCAAATGCTTCAAGAACAAGATTTTCATCAATCTGGATGATATTAGTAGAACCACGTTGGCATGATAGGGTGGCCCACCCTGCATAACGCTTAGTTTCCTCAATCAGTGCTAACAACACATCATTTTGAAGTAAGGAGTAACCTTTCATTTGCAGTTTTTGAAAAAATATTAACGCTAGTGCTTCAATCGAACCAGCGATAACTTGCGGATTTTGAGAACCATCATCAGGTAAAAGTTGCATAACAATTACCCAAACAAGGAACCAATTTGACGTGTAAGACCAGCTGCTGCACCAGTTAAACTCGTAACGGCTTGCGCTGCATTCACTACATTCTGAACACGATTGATTAATCCATCAACACCATCAATTTGTCTTTGACCTGGTAAAACCGTTCCATTGCCACCGATACTGGCAAAACCCCCAAAGAAATTGAAATCAATTGGACAAGAAACTGTCATGGCTTGAGAACGACTGTCTGTGTCATATTCCGCCATTTCAAACCGAATCGCGCAATTTTCTAATGCATATGCACGCGTGAAACTTTTAACATGCCCATCATAATAATCGCAGTCGATTATGCCTTTACTTGCAACAATGAATTCTGCAAATAATTGGTCATGACCAGCTTCAGTTACAAGAAGTTGTAAGTTTCCTGTGTAATGAGTTTTAGGTGGACCAGCGACAATTCCAGTAAAGCCACCCGGATACTGCACTTCCGCAGGATCCTCATTACTTATAATTGGCCGAGGACAACTTTTAATTAGAAATCGATAATCTTCCATCCCCCGAGGCACAAGCATACCTTGGCAAGATAAAATTGGAGAACCCAGCTGCTGAATTGCCAAGTAATCGGCCCGCATTTGGTTTAAAAGAATTGGATTGACTTGACGCATCATTATTCTCAAATCTTAAGTGATACGCATATTTTGAATCTTATTGATTTGTGCCTATTAATCTTGTTCCAACAATAATAACTATTGAGATCAACTCACATAAATTGTATAAATAATATGCTAATACAAATAATTAGCTATTAAAATTAAAGAGAAAAAATTATATAAGGGGCAAAACAATGAAATTTATTACATCATCAATAGTCTTGGCTTTTATCACGCTATTATCAGGCTGTGCTGGTTATTCAATTAAAAAAGGAGGTGATGGAGATGGTTTCGACTTCTATAAACCTGAACCATACCTATTAATCAAATCAACTAATCAAGCCTATACTTCTGAAATTATTTGGCTTCCAAACTATAATGACCGATATCGGGTTAAAACATGGAACTTTCTTGCTAAGTCAGATATTTCTTTCGATATCACTGATGGGTGGAAGTTATCAAAAATTTCTGATAAATCTGACAATACAACCGTTGCAAGCAAACTATTAGATATTGCATTAAAAGCGACCAAAGACGCAGACAAATCATTGGTAGAAACTTCTCCAAATGGGGTTACTAAGCTTTATAGATTTTCTTATGATAATAATGGCTATCTTTCAAAATTAATTGAAGTTGAAATGGAATAATTAACATAGAAAAAAAGACCACATATATTTATGTGGTCTTTTTATTTAGATGCTATTTATACAAACCGATCTTCTTACCTTTAAGAAGGGACTTCATGCGCTTTCTTAAGGCATTTGCAGAACGGGCTTTTAAATTTGCTTTCTTCAGTCCAGCCTTTTGTTCAGAAGAAAGTCGAATTTTTTGACCTGGTAAGCGCTTATTCACAATCTTTTTTACACCGTTACGGATTGCTGCAATCGCCTTATAACGTACTTTACGACCACCAACAGATTTGACACTCATTTGACCACGAGAAAGCTTTTTCTTGCCACCAACAGAGTCAAATCCCTCTTCTTCATCTGGTTCACCGTAGATAAATTCACGAACCAATTCATCTAATGGATCACCTTCATCTGGCATGTTGGCAATCACTGTACTTGCAGCCACTTCAATCGCAGCATCCGCTGCTTCAACGTTATCGCTAAAGATTTCTGCAATTACAGAATCATCAACCCCGAAGGTAGAGAAAGCATCATCTAATGAAGCCACTAATGAATTTTCTAATGTGCCATTTTCATCATCAATTTCGTCAATTGCATCTAAAATTAGAGAATCTAAACGGTCCGTTGGCAACTCATTTTCATCTAATGTGTTATCAATAACAGCATCTACCAAGTCTGAAACGATATTTAAAGCTAATTCACGTACATGCTCAATAAAGGATAATTCTTCTCGAATTGAGCTAGTGATTGAATTTAAACTACTGTTAATTTCAGCAGCAGCCGAATCGAAATCTCGCAATACGTTTTGTTGCGGTTTCTGATTAAATGGATTAGTGCAACCAAACATTTTTACCACCTATTTATTTAACTAAGATATCGTCATCAAAGACTACTGTACGAGTCGCACCCTCTGGACGGCGTGCCAAATACAAACGAACTCGCTCGAATGGGTAATCATTATCTGGAGTTAAACGAAACTCGAATGGCTTACCGTTTAAATCTTCTGCTGGCTTTAACCAACCTGAAGTCGCTGCTCCAGATAAATATTTATCAATTTCTTTACTGGCCTTTTCTAAATAGTCTTCAGTTGGTTTCAACATATGATTTTTTAGAATGTCTACGACATCGTTTTTTGTCCGCATTGCAATTTCTGAAGCATTCACTAGTCGTAAAGCGCTATTCTTGCTTTGTTTTTGAGTAAATACATCACTTAGTACATAACGGACACTGTCAAACTTGATAGGACGAACAACGTTTACTTTAGCTTTTGCAAGCATTTCTATTGTTGGCTCATCGAGTACAATATCGGGACGCAGCTCTAAAGCTTTTTTCTTGAATGGATAATCTTTCCATGCAACTGCATATTGAATTGGTGCGTATCCCTGCGCATTGGTTCTTGCATTTCGAAGTAATTTATCGCCAATGTACTGACCAATATATGTCGCTAAAACCTTCCGTCCACGCAAAGAAACTGCGTCACGAGGTCGACATAGATTAGGCGACCAAATCAACTGAACTTGATGGGATTGAGCGTCTAAACTATTGGCAAATTGCGCTGCCTGATTTGCTGTAATTGAAGGATCAACCTCAATATCCAAAGGAATATTTAACTTTTCAGCAGCTCTTAGTAAAGCAACATAAACTTCAAGATCATTACCATTAGGTAAGGTCAGATATGAAGGCTTATCTACCAAATTGGTAAGTAATGTATAGGTCTGATCTGCATTAAATTGAGGTGGTAACTCATCTGGTAAAGCTAATACCGTTTTGTTACGACCAAGGCCATTTAATGGGTTAAACGCACTACACAATAAAACTGCACTTAGCGCGTCATTTAGCACTAAGTCAAATTGTTCGAATTCTTCAGTCGCATCAGCGACAGCAACAATTGACGATAAATTTTCAGGATCAGAATCAAGAATACCCTGAATACTTATCACTTCATCACCAGTAATAGAATCAACAATTTTAAGCTTTAAAGTGATGTCCTCTAAGACTAAAGGTAAACTTACTTTGCTAAAAAATGAGATTTCTAATTCTGTATTTTGTAGATAACTATGAGTTAAGAAGTCTAGGTCTAAAACAGCTGGATTACTACCATTTAAAACTAAACTACCATTACTAGCTAATTTTAGGTTTGACATATTTACTCCGCTGGCTCGGGCTCGCTATTTAAAGTTGGACCTATACGCAGAACTTGAATGTTTGGTACACCTGTATCCAAACAATCTTGTACGGCGATGTAATCTAAATTATTGGGTTCATAACCTAGTTGACCGCGTATATTCCCTTGATGAATTGTCATTGGTTTATCAGTTCGTCCACGCAAGAACCGACCAACAATTACAGCCGAAGTAAGCCCTTCGCTTGTTTGAGCTTCAGTTTTATCAACTACACCTTGGCTTTGAATACCAACCGCTTCACCTAAAATCTTTGTTGTGTTCACTTTGTTTGCCTTTGGCTAAACGTTATGGTTATTTTGCGCTTTGATGTTTCTAAGTATTTGTGATGTTCCAATAAAAAAACTCTGCTAAGTAATGCAGAGTTTTTATGACATACACTAATGAAAACTAAATTACGGGCTTGGTTCTTCAACAACCTGTTCAGCCGTAAAGGAAATATCCGTTCCTTTCAGACTGTTAAGCTGATCAATGTTGTTTTGAATTTCTTGTAGAGCTATGTCTCCATGCACACGTATTACTGTACCGTCATCTAAAGAAACACCAGTTAATGGCTCTACGATTTTAAGGCTTGAATTATTAGAAACCGTAATATCACGAATCGTTGGTTCATCACCTAATATCTCTAGAATTGGATTTGTTCCCTGAAACTCATTCATTGCTTAGAACCTCTACATTTTTGCCTAGACTGTTCAACTGCTTAATATTATTTAAAACAGAATGCTTAATCATTTTGGAAGAGCATTCAATCGTTGCTGATTCACCTGGTTTAAGTGTTGTCTTTGAAGTTGGTTCAAAGATCGTACTCAACCCATTGTTTTTAACGTCAATGACAAGATCATTTCTTCTCGTTAGTTCTGGAGGCAATTGAGAATCTACAACACTTTTTTCGTTGTTCAATTTACCATCGTCAGGCATTGAATTTGACTGTTGTTCTTTCAATTCATCTTTCGCTTTTTCTAGCTCTGCTTGGGAAGATGAATTTTCATGAATTGATACTTCTGCGTTAGTAGCCGCATCAGTTGAACCAGTATTGCCTGCTTCATCATTCACAGCATCATCAGTGTTTACATCATTTGCATTAGAATCATCTGAACTCTTAGTTTGATTATTCTGCTGTTCAGTCTTGTCAGCACTCACTTTAGGATCTACTTGAGTAAGAGACTGTTTAGGTTTAGGACCTCTTTTCTTCGGACCAGTTACAACTTCTTCATTTGATTGTTCATCAGTCCCATTGGTTTTAACTTCAGTCATTTGTATTCACCTAATCTTTTTGATATTAAAAAAAACAACAAAGGCACCCTAAAGTGCCTTAGCTTTGATGTATTAATTTTTAAGTTTCGGCATATTCAATGCATTAATAAGCGCGAATTGATCGGCATATCGATCTAAAGGATTCAATTCAGCTGCTTGGGAACCGATTAGTCCAAGCAACGTCTCACGCGGATCAGGTGTTGCCTCACTCACTGTTAAAGGCATTTCAATAAAGCCGACAAGAGGATTGCGAACAGGTTCACTTCCACGACCAACTAACAGCATTTCGAAAGCTTGTTCTGATTCAACAAGTGCCTCAGCTGAACTAGGGACATGGTAAACATTTGTTCCATCTGCCAGCGTACCAATACGAACAATTTGACCATGACCTGCGGTTGCACCTGTTTTTGTTGGCATCTTGTCAGAAGATAATTGAGCAAAGAATACTTTTGCACTATCACCAACATACAAATCAAAACCAACGGTTGCACCACCAGAGTCTTGAACAATTCCAGTTTTGGCAGCTTCGATATATTTCATTAACTCGCCAAACAAATCGCCCGTAGTGTTGTATGCCGCCGCTAAATTACCAGTAACACCACGACTCGCATCAAACGTAAATTCACGCTGATTATATTGAGCACGTTCTTTACCTTCGGCTAATAATCGCACCGTTTGTTCTAAATAGATTTTGCCTTGCATCAACGATAAAGCAGTACCAACAAAACCTACATTTAATTCATTGGTAATCTGATTAACCAGAAGTTTTGATGCGCGGATTTGAGTCACAATTGGCGAGCTAACCATTGTTTCATAATCTGAAACGATGCTCACACCGACGGGATCAAGCTTAAATTTGTTTGAACCATCACGCGCATCATAATCAGCAACTAAAAACACTTCTAACTTAGCACCAACTGGTAACTCTTGATCAAGGGTAACTGAAATTGTACTGGTATCGATGTTAATAGTACTGCCCGTTACTCGGTATTCAGTACCCGCAATTTTTGCTGCTTTCTCTGCAATCGCTGAAATTTGGCCTTCTAACTTGGATTTACTACGATTGCGAGTATGAGCTACTTCTTTACCATTAATTCGAATCGAAATATTACCTGCGATAAATGGTAGTAACGGTGCGTTCGTATCAGGTGTTTTAGCCGCAAAATCAGCATATTTGGTGCGTGCAGTAGCTGTATATGTTACACCCGCACCACCATTACTTAATGCAAAACGGAAACGACCTTCTGAATATGGTTTTGATGCATTCACACCATCAAGGTATTCACCTTTATCCATCGCACCAAATGCACGATCCGTAGTAAATCGAACTGCAACAATAGGTACTTCATTTGATCCATTGCTATTAGGAATATATGCAATGATCGGAGATGCAAAAGCAATTAAGGTTGCAATCGTTGCAACTGTTACGGCGGGTACAATACTGACGGATTCTTGGTGGGTATTACTCGCGTCATCAAAGCCATCTTCAACTTCCTGAAATTTACTTGCAAGAGGTTGAATCTTACTTGCAACCGATAGACCAGCATTTAATGCCGTCGCTAAAACGGAAGGATGTGGCAATTCACCGCCATGACAGTATTGATATTGAGATAAGCCAACTTTGATTGCTCCATCAATATCAGATGCGCTATCAAAGCCTACGATATCAAGAATTTTATTTAGCGAAGTAGGACGAGTTTCGACCATGTGGTTTGCACTATCAAAACCTGTCGTATCACCATTTTGGTAAAAATAGTTTTGACATTGTGCAGTAGCTAATAATTGTGCTTGGAATTGTGCGTTTTGAGAATCAGATAAAACTGACATTTTTTCACCTGCATATAGGTTTTTGAAAATTGATAACTTAATTTCGCACGCCACAAAAACTTAATTTTGCTTAGTTCCAATTACTCAAATTCAGATTTCTATTCTCAAAATAAAAAAGCCCATCACAATGATGGGCTTTTATTCACTATTCTATTGGTTCTAGCCTGATACACCACTTGAAACGTAAATTTGGACATCTAAACCAGCTGTGACAACGAAACGTATCTTATCCCATGCATGTTGTCTAAATGGTTCCGTATCTGGTGTATCTGCTGATACCGTAACAATTGGCGACCAATGCTCTTCAATATTTACGTCGGCTTTTGGATGATTACTTCCATAAAACGCAACTACTGCATCAGCACCAATCACCTGGTAATTAAAGATTGCTGAGGTACATTGGGCGACCATGCCCTTATCACCCACAGTTTTTTCTGTTTCATTGAATACGAGGAAAGTCATTTTTAATCTCAATAGTATCTTTTAGATAGTATGAAATGACTACTCATGAAGGAATGGCGAAGTTCCATTTATACATTTGAAGCTTCTATCCACATCGTTTTTAATTGTTCGAGACTAAAATCTAAAGCTGCATTAATCTCAATAAGTTTTACTTTAATTTCTTCATACATTGTATATGTTTTAGCAAATTCATAATATCGTGCTCCATTCAAATAAGCTTTGTACATTGCGTACTTTTCAATATCTACATCTTGTAGAGCATCTAGCAAACTATTCATAGCAATATCCAATCCACTTTTTGCAAGCATGTAATTAAATTGAACAGGCCATAAGTTAGGTAGTGTATCCCTACGAAGAACAAAGTCATCTAACAAACGTTGTGCTTTTTCATAATCAAAAATGAATACAGGTTTACAGAAACCATCTACGATATGAGTAGGTAAACTAACCAAAACCTTTGCAATTTCTGATTGTGTTAAATCATAAGTATTCATGCGCTTACCTCAGCAATAACAGAGTTTATAATTACGTGTTGTCCTGTTGCCGATGAATTGTTTAATACAACTGCCAGCGTATTATCGTCCATAGAAGAGATCGTAAGAGGTGTAATATCACCATTATTTATACTGTATGAATTTTTCGTACTTTTGATTGGAATATCTGTGACATCTATTAAAAATAGAGATCCTGTATACGGCGAACCCATATAAAAATAACCACTCAAACTAATAATCCCTAGCTCAACATCGTAAATGGCAAAGATATTGTCAATACTGGTACCAGATGCCGTCACAAGTGATACATAAAGCGATTTTCGCTTATCACCTTCAGGTAAACGATTAATTGAGACATTTGTTTTATTCGCATATACAGTGATGTAATCGCCGACAAGCAATTCTTTATTAAAAAGAGTACCGCCACTTTGCAAATGAAAAATATCACCATCTGACGCAGTATCAGGCAACTTATAATTTAATAACTCAAAACTTTGACTAAGATTAAATCCGAAGCTATTAAACAAAGGCATCGGCAACTCACATGCTGTTTGAAAATACGGAAATAGTTCATTACTCAATTTCACAGTACCGACTTTTTGCAGTTTTCTATATACATCAATCGTCTTTAAATCAATTAAATCAAAAGTAAAATCTTCAATTCCGCTTGCATCAGAAAATTGTAAGCTTAATGCTGGTTGTGCAACTACACTTCCGAATGAAAGAAACAAATTACCGTCGGCATTATTTTGAATAGCTAGGGCCATATTATTTAAATAATTTGCTGCAACTTCTGAATATGTCAGCTTATCAATTGGTTGATTTTCCATATTGAACAGATAAAATGCGCCCAAATTCGAGCTATCAAAACTCAACATGAACTTGCCTTTAGTCGCTTTGAAATATGCAGATAAAGGTCTAATAGCGACTAAGTTATTGCCTCTTGCTAGTTGCACATACTGAGCTACTGTATGCTCAACTACTTCAGCACCACTAACCTTACTCACAAATAATGAGGTCTTATCGTAATTACTTGGTAATGCTCCGTTATTCGGATTTACATTATTAGAGCCGTTGCAACTTAGAAGTTGTACAGTTTGATCAACTTTTAAAACAATTTCTGTGATTAGATCAACTGAATTAAATGCATTTTGTCCAGCAACCTGAACTCTAAACGATACATTATCAATATAAATTTCTAGCGATTCTTCATTTTGACTTGATCTAAAATAAATGTATGTATGTAGTTGATCACCAATATTGATCTTATATTGACTATTTGCTAATGCTTCAATGTCACCGCTAAAACTCGCAAAAGGGTTGTTCGCTTCATCGGGCACAAACATATTATTTTGCTGCAAAAGCATATTTTGAGCATTCGATAGCGTGTATGCATCATAAAATAACTCAGGTGGTGGTGGTTGAACTGTTTTAACGTCACCGACTGCGCTAGTACCTTGTATAAAATTATCAAGATCAGGCGTTAATTGCATCGTAGAATAGATTTTTTCAGCAGTTGCGACTAAATTCAACTCTTGCAAAGAAAAGTTAAAATTTCCACCGTTGTTTTGATTTACAGATTGTTTTTCAACAAGAATATAATCTGCTTTTTTTAATGCATTTCTCTGTTTAGCATTGTAAAAAATTTGATCAGCTAATAATGTACTTCCTACTCTAATCGATTTAGTTTCACCGACTGAAATTGTTGTATTCGTAATATTTTCAAAATAATTGTTAATCCCATTATTGGTGATGGTCAAATCCCAGTTTAAATTATCATCAATTATGCCCATCACTAAATCCTCGATTCCACTTCACCCTGAACTGGGTCCATACCCAATTCATCACGGCGATTTAATACATACTTTTTACCAAAATCTGCCATAAGGGTTTGACCAGTAGTTCCAACAATCTCGAACCAAACCATGAAACCCTCATAGATCATCAAACCTAGTAAGTCACCTTCTAAAAATTGAGTATCAGGGATATTCATGATCTGTTCAGCAAGTGTAGATAGACCAGCATCATAGGCTTCTATTTGGGCAATAATTGTCAATTCACTTGGATTATTCATACTATTATTTTTATGAATTACGCCACCATTGAACTTATCAGGTAAGACAAAAGCAAAGCCAAGTGGGTCATATTCATAATTTGGCTCATCTTGGATAGATAAAGCATTTGCCTCGAAAGACAATGGATCAACAGGAACCTCAGCATCTAATGGATTACTATAGACAATTCGTTTACGCCATACTTGAGCTGGAATACTCCCGAGCGTATTCATAACCACACGTCTAGCTGCTAAATGTCTACCATTAGCAACCCGGTTAACGGCATTATTTAGCATTTAGACCTCGCATAAATATCTCAAAACTAATATCAGACATTTTGCCTTTTACCCATGAATCAACAGTTTTGTTAATTTCTAATTGATGCTCTTTACTAAAGGTATGAATCACTGCATTGATCTGTGCCTGCACCGATGCCTTTCTAAACTCAAATTCAGCTTTCTTCATTTGTTTTAATTGATCAGCAAAGTATTTTTTGGCAACTTTGTTCGCGCGGCGCATCATTTCTTTTTCGGCTTTTTGAATGTTCGCCACAATTTGTTTAGATGTACCCGATTCAAGATCATTTAATTGCTTATCAAGCTGGTTCTTCAATTGAGCATCTGATTGTTTATAGCGCGTTCCAACTTGTTTTTTACGATCAATATCAACTTGCTTTTTTAAATATTCAATTCCTGCGGGTGATGTTATCCATTGAACAACTCGCAAAACATGCTTACATGCCACACCAGATAAATGAGGGTTCCTTTCTTTTGGAAATCCTCCTTCATGCCGCCCAAGACCATAGCCGCCAATCGTTGCCATGTATCGAAACCAATAAGTATGTCTGCCGCAATCGCATTCAAATTTTATTTTCCCGTTTGCAAGTCGATTTTTTACGGTATTAACCGCTTCTTTTTTAATATCAAATACAACAGAATTGAAATTAGAGAATTCAACTTCTACATGGTGATTTTGCGCTTCACTGTTAGGACCAGCATTCGTTAAGAAATGAACTAATCCTCCTTTTCGATTCAAGGGCACAGCCATATAAATTTGTTGGTTTGCGCGATCAATATCATCTTGCATACTTAAGTTAATGATATTTTGAATAGTAATCCCTTTAACATATTGATCTTTTAAAAGAAGAATATTGTCTTGAAATGCCAAAATATCATCACGGGTAATACGTCTTGGAGAATCCCCTTTTTGTTGTCCTAACGTCGTGAATAAAACCTTTTCAACATCGTAATCAACACCTTGAGCAATGTCTTCAGGACGTAAAAACATAGGGCGTGGTATTTTTCGCCCACGATCATCAAATTCAACCTCTCGCTCTGCTAATGCACGTTGCTGTTTATCAGCACTTCTACGGCCCTGTAAATCACGACGCAAGCGCCCACTTTTAAGCGCCTCTTGCATTTGTTGATATGCATTTTGGAAAGAATCATTTTCAGCCATGAATCCTCCTAATCTAAAAATTCACGGCGTAACCGTAAAACATCAGAAATTAAAGGCACTGCTATTCGTTTTTCAGGTAACTTTTCCCATATACCAGAAACACCACATGCAACTTGAATTACATCGGTGTGATTTCGTGAACCATAAATTCTTAGACTGAGTAAGGTTGGATCTTGTGCTTCATCTGACTTAACATCCCAAACGATTAAGCTATTCAACATTCCCTGCTGAATATTCTTATTGATCAGATCTCGGATAGCATTTCGATATTCATTGATCATTTCAGCAATACCTACACAGCACTTGAAACGCGAATGAATCCATTTGCACCGTTTTCACCAACTACATAATTTTCAGTAGCAGGCTCAACTAATACTCCATCCTCGTCATAAGTATTGAGGGAACGTTCACCAATTCCACCCTTACCTACATACAAGAGTGCATATTGGATATCTTGAGTATCATTTGTATAAACAATCGTCAGGCGTGCACCTTCTCCAGCACCCCCACCAAAGCCTTCTGTAATAACCTCATATCCATCAGCACCATTACCGCCAGCACCACGACCATTAGAATCAGTTGAAGCACCTGTATGATTTTCTCCATTAGCATTACCAGCCGTACCATTGGTTCTCGTCGCTGATGTTGGTTCACCTACTAGCTGCCATTGGCCACCAGCACCTGCAATACCATTGATATATTGAAGCGTCTGATTATCTCGAACTCCACCAACACCACCTTTACCACCGCCTGAAGTGAATTTAATTGTCGTATTTTGAATGGAGATATAACTATCTTGTCCATCAGATCCAGATAATGTTTCAGGACTTGAGTTTGCTACGAGATCAACATAGCGAGATGACCCACCTCCACCACCTGCACCAACAATCAAGAATGCTTTACTTTCACCAGCAAGAATTGGCACAGCAATTTGATTACCACTGTATAAGTAGTCACCATTACCACTATTTTGACCGACAGCTGAAGTTTCAATTACCGCGTAATTTACGTTTCTACTATTTAGGCTTCCAGATAAACGATCATCGACATTCAAAAATACTTCGAACTTATCGGCGTATCGTTTCACATACGTTTGGTTAATTGCCTTTGCTTCATGGGATACAACAATTGCAAATCTCAAATCTAAAAAGTTGATGTTTGTTCCATCTGGCTTATTTACTGTATGAAGTGCTTGTTCAGCATTTGTGTTTAATACTCCAGCCATTCGAGTTTTTGGATATGTATTGGCTATATTGGTCACAATATTTGAAATTTGTTGTTGAAATTGCTGTGATAAATCTGAGAGTTGCTGCTGAAGGTTTGCGTCCCCAGCTTCTTGAGCTTGCTTATTAGCAGCAATTTCAAAATCTTTGAGATTGCCCCAAATTATAAGATCAGAGACATTTTGCTCAATCTCTTGTTGTTTGGAAAGTAAACCATATTGTGGATGTGGATTGGAATGGGCTATGTGCTCATTCATCAAAGCTATAGAAACTGGTGTATTTGGATCATTTGAAATAACGAGATTAGAAATATCTAAATTCGAAACAATCATCCCAAACGTCACAATTGATACAAGATTAGCGACTAAACGAATGAGTGGCGTATCAGTTGTTGTTGATGCTATGGCAAACAATACGCCTTGATCAGTAATTAAACCTATTTCAAAACCATCAGCTGACACAGTAGGTTCAATATTGGTGATAAATCGAATTGTATGTGTAACAGGTTCAACGCTACCGCCATTTAACGCATAACGTTCGATTTCATTAACGAGAGATGTATTGCTTAGGTGAGTAGCTGGATCATATTTTGCAGAACCTACGGCGATTTCAGAAAGGGTTAATTGAAATCCTAAATTTTCAGCGTTTAGAATTGCTGTTCGACCTGCATCTGTTAAATAGAATTGAATAGCCATAGTTCACCCTTTAGTCCACTATGGCTATTTTGGGTATTCATACACTGTGTTTTGTTGCATAGTTCCAATTACTATTTTTCAAGTGCTTTAGCAGCTTCTTGAAGCTGGTCGAACCTAGATTTACGCTCTGCTCTTTCTTGTGCTTCTGGACTATCATCCGCAATAACGACATTCTCATATGCTTCAGTGTAGAAAACATTTTCCAAGAAAATAAATGCAAAAACATCACCAAGATCGGGTGATTTAATACCCTGACGTTTCATTTCATCTTTGCTCAAAATCTTATAGCGACTGTGCTCATCGAATGTGTAGGGTATTTTAATAATTTGATCTTGAATCTTAACTTTAAATTTCTTTGTTTTGACTTTGAAACGCCCTGATTCAATTGCTCGTTTCAAACAAACGTATGCTAAGGCACGTTTATTCACATACTCTTTTCGATTGTCATTATTAAAGCACGCACCACCCCAATAGACAGGCATAAACCAAATACCGTGTTTCTTGAGTAACTGACCTAAACCTTTACCAGCACCATTGTCATCCACAACTAAAGTTGCATTCGGGTACTTCAAAATGCATTCATTAATCTTGGCAAATAACTCAGTAATGTCATCTTTGTTCTTACACAAAGGAACATCAACAACTTCAACACGGCGAGCACGATCACCCCACTGGGCCTCACCCCAAACTTTCGATACAGCAATTACTGAATCGTCACGCCCCACACCACCGCCAACATCGACTGTAATCACGTAACCAAAAACGTGTTCTTCGAAAATCGATGCACCGACATACATTTCTTCGGATTGACGTTTCGTGATTAAGAACTCGTCGGCACGATCTGGGAAACGGCCTAAAACACGGATTTGATATTGAGGATCATCACGGCTACCGTATTTTTGTCGTTGTTCTTCTAATGATTGCTTACTTACTAGTGGTGATTCTTCACCATTGAACGTTAGAGCTATCCATGCACCACCTGCTCTATGACTTAGCTTATGATGTGTTTCATAGAACATACCAGCATTACGTGTGGGCTGCGATGTCATAACAGCACGGTTATCTACGTGTGTTAATGCACCAAGCGCTACATCCCAAATCTCATCTGCAATACCACTTGCCTCATCCCCCCAAAGCAAGTAATTATCTGCATGGTTCCCCGCCAAGTTAGTTGGCTGGTGTTTTGGTGCTGTTTTGGCAAATACGTACCACTTTTCTTTATAGCCTTTGATATAGACTAATTCAGACTGATACCCGACATAATCCGCAAGCCATCCCAATGGTCCAGCTTTAAGACGTGACAGGTTAATACTGATTTCTTTCCAGACTTGTTTTTTTAACTGCCCAATTTGAGGAGCAGTAAACATCGTAATGGATTCATCAAAGAACAGTAGATGCCATAATGCAACGATACCAGCCGATGCGGTCTTACCAGTGTTGTGGTGGACCATTCCATCAGCTGTTAGGAAAGTTGCATCACCATCTAGGACAAAACCGTAATAGTCACCCTCACCTAATGACGTAACACTATTAATTTTTACGGGCTGGAATTTTCGATGTTTTAGTTCATAAGCAGCAAATTGACGCTTGGTTTCTTCAGGCCATTCTAGATATTTCGATACCAAGACTTCCATGGTATCGCCAGCTTTCCAGCCATTTTTCGATTCAAGTGAGACTAAGCATAAAATGTGGGACTTGTTGTAGACATTCTTTGAGCCATTTCCATACTCAAATTGATAAAGCTCTTGATATCCTTGGACAACCTTAATCACTTCACGCGGCGTAAAGCCATCCGTGCCCATTACGGCATCATTTATTGTTATTTTTTCGACACGTTTCCATTTCCCGTTCGCTAAACGGATTTTTGTGCCTTTTCCAAAACAACCATGCCCAGAAGCAACAGATGTTCGGCTTCCGTCAAACTGAATCGATTCGAATAAAAGTTCTTGTTGCCAGGTAGGAGTTACACCGAGAGCCTCAACAGCAAAGGCATATATGTCATATCGATACCGTGCACAGAGTTCCCACCATTCTGGGATGTCTTTAAGAGGTTTTAAAGCCATGCGCCACCGCTAAATACTAAACGGCAACATGGTTTTATCTATATATTCTTCTTTGACTTCCTCTTTTGATGTGACAGCATGAGAAACTGCGATTTTGTGGCTTGCCCAAATTGAAATAAGCGCTGCGATATGCCCATTGTCTAATGAACTACTGTCAAACTCTTGCTGTAAGCCATTTTTATCAATCTTTCGGACTTGCAAGATATTCAACGGATTGTATCGTTCTAATGATGTTTCAAATTTGACTAACCCTGCCCTAAAACTCGATTGATAAATTCTTATGACTTCTTCTAAATGTTCTTTAGCATCAAATTTCAGTTGCCAGTTTTGAATTAAGTTAGGCGAATCAGTCACTACAATGGTGTCAGCTTGCTGATCTGGTCGAACAGGTAAAGCAGTGAAAACATCAAGTTTCTGAACAAGAATCTGTCCTGAGTCAGAAAAACACAAGCTGATTAAACGAACTTCATCATTAGAGAATCCAGTGACTCGAGCATCGATTTTAATAATTTCAGTCATCAATATGCTCCACAGTAATGTCGCCTGAATCGCGGTCAGCTGTGACACGAGTATGTCCATCAACTGAATATTGATCTGCTTGAATTACTACAAGATCCTCTAAAGGCTTATCTATAGATGAACCATCAGGGTTATATCCATTGCCAACAGTGTTGTCGTTAGGACCACCTAAACCAATAATTTGTGGTGCATACCCAACTAACTGCGCATCAATTGTGAAGATTGATAGATTGATTGCTTCACTTGGTACAGGTGAAGGGAATAATTGATTCTCAACCAAAGTGAAAGTGCTTTTTTCAATATGTTGCATCCCCATATCGAAAGGCACGTTAAAACGGCGTTTATTTTCATCTTGCACGTAACTACAGAACTGGTCACAGACAGAGCGCGCATCATGAGCATTTGTTGCATAAAATGCGATCTGTGCTCTTACAGTTTTAGCAATGAGTCGAATTCTTACATGTTTATCGCCTATCACAATTGGCACAAAGTAAGGCATTGGTAAAAGCTGCATCGTATCTGGAGGCTGATCCAACATCGCTGTAGCAGTCAACATAATCGGCATAAAAGCCGTTGCGCCACCTGTAACGTCACTATTTTGGCTTTTTCGATATTCAGCAAGCATTGCTTCCGAATCGTCCATCATGCGGCTTGGACATGATTTAATCGCTGTTTTAATGTCACGCTTTTTCCATTCATCGGTTTGAGTAGTTTCAGGCATGTACCAAGCTCTAAAGTCTACTAAAAGCTTATACCAAGCATCTTGAATGCATTTGAGCGAATCTTTAGGTAATGACATAAGTAATTACCCTCCAAAACGGAACATACTTTTAAAAATTCTAGGCTTGCTTTCCTTGTTCTTAGGCTTCTCACCACTCAATCTCATACGAGTTAAATCACTTTCACTTAAAAGTTCATTAGCCTCTTCACAAACTGAATCAAAGGAACGTATTTCACCAATCATGCCAGAATAAAGGTCTTGCTTTCTTTGCAACTGCAAAGCCTCACGTCGCTCTTTTCTATGAAGTTGGTTTGATAAAGTGTCTATTTGATCTAAAGCCTGACCATTCATTTCTAAGAGTTGGGATTGGATATGAATATTGTCAAAATCCCGAAGAATCTGCTGTTCAAGCAAATGAACAATCATTGCATCAGATGCAGAGAGTTGAGCAATATCAGTTGCATCATCAAAACTAGCAACCAATCCATCTTGTTCTTCAGGAATTGCCAAACCATCAAACAATTGCCCATCACCTACATTAGTGGTGTAATTTGGCTGCATTACATAGTCAAAACCGTAGAATCCGACAGGAATTAAACTTAAACCTGCACGTTTATAATTCTGAGCAGAACTAAAACCGCCTGCACGAGCAAGATATTGTTTACGTGCAAACTCACCTGATTCATTTTCTAAAAATTCATGGACGTGAGTTACATCCCCATTTGGTTCAGCATATGATTCTAATGTTCTAATTGATCGTTCTAAATAAACAACTTTTCCATCAATAATGACAGAATCTGGCGGGTTCATGCCGTAACGACGGCGTATTTCGTGACCGTTGTAACCATAGAAAGTGCCTGACTTAATCATATCTTGAACCATTGGATCATTGATTCGATTGATCATTTCTTTCATATCAACATTGCTACGATCTTTTCCAGAATGTGAACGTCCGCGATCATAAAGGTTGTATGTAATTCTTTTCGTTTTTCGACCTGTTTCAGACATGAAAAAGCCCTAATATGTTGTGTATTAGGGCTATTTTTTCAGAATTCTAGTTGTTTATTCTTAATCTGTTCCAATCATTCTAAAACATTTTTCTAGTATTCATTTCTAAATGTTCTAGCAGGTTTCTACTTACAGAAATTACTTTATCAATAGTTTTTTGATTAAGATCAATAGTATTACTATCAAGTTTTACAAGTTTTTTCTTATCAATGAATTTTTTCTCTAAGCTCAATATTGTATCGTTCAGTATCAATTCTTGATATTGCATGTCCAAACTATCTGACATTTCCTTCTCTTTTTCTGATAAATAAACTTTAAAAATAAAATGAAAAAGATAGTTTACAGGACCACCATAAGGAAAAGCGTTTAAATACTCATTCATATAAATAATGTGTGCGTTAATTTTACTTTTTAATATGCTTAGTTCAGAAATTAACTTTTCATCAACTTCAACTTCTTTTTCAATCAATGAAATTTTAATAATGAATTCGATTAGGAAGTCATTTACTTTCACTAATTCATCACTGATAGCTTTAAGTGAACGCTGTTGTGTCTGATTGTGAACTCTTTGCACAAATACATAAATAGGGACAATTACAAGAACTTTTAATGTAACAGGAGAAAATAAGATTTTAAAAAAGCCAATAAAAATATTGGCTATAAATTCGAGAATCATACAAATCATTTAAGCTTCTTCGATGTAGGTCTCAATACGCTCTTTAATGATCGGTCTCCTAGGGCTTTTTATAATCAAGACTTTCTTTAAAAAATCCTTAGAAAACTGATCATTTCGTACTAATCCACCGAATGCTTCCTCTAAGAAGGAAGATCCTGCCATCGTTACTCCGGTAAAGTCTATAACCAAATGGCTTCCGACACTTGATTGAAGTACTTTAAGCTTTGGTTTCAAAAAATTTTCACGAAAAGTTTGACCCGTATATTCTCCATCAGAAGAAAACCGCCCAGCAGGGCGCGGGTAAAAGTCTGTAGCGATGTTTATAATCATATCACTCATAGTCCATCTCCAACTTCTACATCGGTAGGAGAATTTAAAGGCAACTTCCAGAAAATTATTGTACCATCAATTTTGTTATTATAATTGGTCATTTTTTTATAGTCCTGTCCATCGCTAGTCCAAACTCCTCTTCTACTATAGACAATCAAAATTGATTCTTTGACCTTTTTGCAGACTTCTAACATATCACCAAATCCTTTTCCTCGGTGTTTTTGATTTGTACTAGATCGTCTAAATTGGCTGCCTATATCAATTAATTGTGCATCATCAATTCCTAAAATATTAGAAAAATCAAATATATTACTTAATCGGTTAATAATTTGGTCATCGATCTTCTCTGGTACAGTGGTAGGAATGCTTTTTCCTAAATCTGTTATCACCAATGATAGAAAATCATCTGTAACTTTTAATGAAACTTTCCACCCTAGATGTCTTTGATGCTTTTCGTATGCATGGTTTAAAACATTACTAACAGCTTCAGATATAGCGTCGTTCACAATGAGAAAATTTTCTTCACTTAAGTTTTCTTCTAGGATACGTTCAATTTCGTCATAATCTTTACCGAAGGTTAGATCAGTTCCTCTAAAAGTATACCAATTAACCATATCGTGATTTGAATAGCAGGGCTGCAATCCCAGTTTTTTATTCAACTCTAACCTTGTTAGCATTGATCGAACTACGCTACTTTTTGAAGCTCTGCTTAAGATATTAACTTTAGGAAATTGTTCTAACACATGAGAAAAATAAATAGTAGCAGGTGCGTACAAAGTAGTAACTTTATTGAAATCTATATAAAGTTTTTCTTCTGAACTTGATGTGTGTATTTTACGAATTTTATTTACTGAATTAACCAATACACTTCGACTTTTCTTGTCTCTCAGACTTAAAATATCAGGAAAAACTATTCCTTTACTTTTATTAAATGGGTCATCAGTATTTTTCCTTCTTTCCTTACATTTTTCTTCTCGTTTAATTGAGATTTTTTGTTTAATAAACCACTTATCCGTTAACTTTCTCATAGTGAATAAACTTAAAATACGTTAAATAAAATAATGAAATATCAATATGTTTTAATTGTAATGCAATAAATCCAAATATGCACTATATGAGGTCTTTAATTTTACCATTTAGATTTTTAATGCCCTAGATATTATTATCTCTAAGGCATTAAAGTTGTATTTATATAGCTTGTTGCCCTTCAACACCACGCGCTTGACGTTCTGCTGTGCGTGCATCAAATGCGGCTAAAGCAGTTTGCATAGCAGCAATAGCTTGTTTGTTTTGATCTGAAGGAAATTTACTGTCTAAGTACTGGGTGCGATGAATCAGGATCTTCAATAACGATTCATTGGTTGCACCATTTACACCATCAATCACAGTTGGACCATCTTGGAAATGGATGTGAATATCAAATGGCTCGTTGTAGTCTGGTGAAGTCGGTTGAGCTGAAATCTTGTAAAAGGTAGCTGGCTTATAGGCTGTAACACCCTCTACTTCTTGACCTGCAAGAACCTGTTCAAATGCTTCGTCGCTGATATCTGATTTTGCAAAACCTAAAAACTGCTCGACCGCTAGATTGTTATCGCTACCGACATCTGTTGTTAGTGCATAATCTTCCGCATTTTCTTGAGTCATAAATTAATCCTAAAAATGATTTTAATAACTTTTTCAAAAGCAATTAAATAAAACCATTTCTCAGATCAGATCATTTATGTTTGTTCCAAATCAATTTGAGTTATTTACTATGCCCTCACTAGCATCTTGTACCAGAAATACTTGACCTATAAGAGCAACTCCAATGCCTGTATTACCTAAATCTTGGTCCATGGCCTTGGCATGTACCTTCACTACGATATTTGCTGGTACTAAACGGCGAATGATTGGCGATAGCTCAATAATTTCCTGTAAATCAACTGATTCATCAATAGTGATACGAATGCGGCTTGTAAGAAAGTGGTCAGGTAACTCTTGATCTACTATATATTTTGGATAGCTTGCATAACTACTTATTGGATGCCACATCCGTTTAATTTGCCATTGATCAGTCCATAGCAACCGCATCACGAACTCTAAAAATCCTAGTCCGCGTTCACTTGCAATACTTGCCCAATTTGCATAGATCACACGCATTAAAGTATCAGACGAAATTGGACGACGTAAAACGACTAACCCATCTTGTTTTGAGAATCGCTCAATTACTTCAGGACTACCTATTTGTGGTGAACCATAATCAAGCAAATTCTGTATTTTTTCCTGAAAAACATCAGCAAACACCTGCTTAAACGATTGTGCTAATGCTGTCTCTAAACCTAAATGGTTATTAGCTTGCTCATCGATGGGCCGTGTGAAGTTTAGAATATCCATGCCGCACCTGTTTCTGCTGTACGCACCAAATTTAAAGTTATGTTATCGCCATCGATATAAACCCATTCATGTGGTTTGTTTAGGGATATAGGAACAGTTAATGAAAAGTCACTGATGTTATCTTGAAAGGCTGTGATGGTTTTTCTTAATTGAGTTGATATCTCTTGAGTATTGAAACCATTTACCAACCATCGACTAGCACTCAGCTGCGTACGACCATAACGATCAACCAATAAACCTTTAATCTGAGCTTTAACACCATCCAAATCATGTACAGCTGCTAAGCGGCCATTCAAAGTCAACTCAAATGGTTTTTCAATAACTTGATGAACGCGAACTCTGTCCTTGTATAAACTATCAAGTAGGCCAATATATTGGATAATCTCTTGTTCGATGTTTGCTTGTTCTAATGCATTTTTCGCAACAATTGCAATATGCAAATGATTTATATCCTGGTAAGTCGCACCATAATATCGGTCCTGTTCGTTCTCATTCCAAACGGCGATATAGTGGCATCGTGACATAAATTTTTGTCGCACTGAATAATCAAAATTACCCAAGAACACGGCGTTTTCGTCATAAAGTGCTGGATATGAAGATAAGACTCTTAATTGTGAGATATTCAGCGGGTCTGCACCTTGTTTGACACTGCCGCCCTGCTTAAAGCGAACTGAAACTTTTGTTTCATCATTTGTTAATACCTCAATCAAAGATGCATCTTTTAAACGAGAACTATCTACTTCTCCATAAGTCTCAAGAATACCAAATGTAAAGATTTGATTTGCGGCGGCAGTTCTACCAGCACGCTCATCATCCCCAAATTCGATGAATACTCGGCGTAAACTATCCGTAGTTAAATTAAATGCATAATCCAGTGGTGCTACATTCATCCATCTTTTTTTAAGTGAATAATTTTGATCAGTGCTGTCCTTTACAGTCAAGCCAGCTAGTGCTAGATCATCGCGTAATTCAATTTCGACACGTAGAAAATTCTCGGTGTTCTGTACAGTATATTCAATCTCTCTGTACTCACTTTGTTCTACTAGTACTTCGCCTGTTTCTCCACTATTCACAGTAACTGACTGGAGTAAACGCCAAGGTCGACCACCGCTGTTATCCTCGATCATTCGCCCTTGACTTAACGTGATGCTATTGGCTGAACGGTTAATCACTTCAAGAGTATGCTGTGCAGGTGTGCCAATCGGTAAAATTCCTTTATTGGTCGCATCGGCAATAATCGAGCGATCTCTAGTTTTTATAAAAGGTTCAATTTCTGCAATATCTAACTCTTGCCCAAATAATGCTAAGTAAGCGCCTATAGAACGTAAAAATCTAATGACAATAGGATCTTGAGCGTTATATCTTTCAATAATTTCATAGTCACCAAGATTCGCAACTAACCGGGCTTCAAAATCAGCTTGCGTCAACATCGAAGGTTTCTCCATTTCGCGCTAATTGCATTTCACGCACTTGATTTAAATTAATAGCGACTTGTTGACCAACCCTTAGATAAATTGTTTTTTTCTCAAATCCTTCATCTTCAGCCCATAGCTGTATCTGATCAGCACTTAATTTCTTCAATAAAGGAATGTCGCTTTTCATTTTTTCAATAAAGCTATTAGCAACTGGTCTACTCAACGGGGACAAAAAAAGACTGTTATAGTCTGGGCCATAATCAGAACCGATATACCCATTGATTTCAGACTCCAGCCAATGCGCTATCATCGCCATGATTTTGTTGTAATCGATCATAATCCTGACCTTTGGGCAGTCATGAGAAGCAATTTACAAAAGATAAATACGCCAAGAAAAGAGAAACAATAGATAGCAAATGCCACAACTAAGATATATTTACCCCAGCCAGTAATATCAAAAAAAGTAAGTAACTCAAACAACCGCCATGTCACTAAGCATGAAATTGTTAGAGCGACAAATAAGAAAATATAAATGGCTTTTTTGGCTTGCTTAAAAATATGATCAGTTACGCCTTTATTCAGCAATGTATTTAATGGTGTAATCATTTTGTTCATACTAGTCAAAGCAAGGCAAACTTGTACTAAAAAACTAGTCACAATAAACAGATCAACGACCACTGATTGATAATTTTGATACATGACAAACTCCAAAGCTTTAAGCTAAGGTTATTTCTTTGTACTTGTTATCTTTTATTCTTGTTCCAATAAAAAAGACTACAATTAGTAGTCTTTGTTTATAGAGAATTAATTAAGCAGCATTACTTTGAAGTTGGTTCAATTGCTCTCGGAGTTGATCACGCTGCGTAGTTAGATCAATAAGCTCTTGATCGAGTTTAGTCTCTTCATCTCGCTTATCGCTAATCATTTGTTGAGTACTACGACTTTTTCGTGGTGGCAATTTGACCTTATCTTTTCGGTTTTGTTGCTCAACTTTGGCTTGTGATGAACGAATTAATTTTGCTAACCCAGAAACGGCATTATCAAATGTCTGCTGATAGTCATCACTAAAATCACCCGACAAAACGACTTCTTTTCCATTCAATTCAGCTTTGAATACATCAGCGCTCGCACGAGCATATAGTGTGAGTTCTTGCCCACCTGCAAACACAAGGAATACAGGTACAACACTTACACCGCCTTTACGTTGAACCTTTTTAATTTCAACCAATGGGATGCTTTGCCCTGTTGCCTTTTCTAGCGATGATTTGATTTTTTTGATATACGGCGTATCTGGTGTGACTGCCGTTAAATTTAGAGTGCCCATGACATCAACCTAAAACTACTTGGTTAAATTGTGGAGTATTTAAGTCCTTTAATGGACGCAGAGTTCCAAATTCACAAAACTCAATGCTGGGCAGATCGCATTGCTAAAATGACTCAGTGCTATCGCTATATTCTTTCTCAGTGATCGTATGCAACGAGCAACGACAACCATTTTGATATTCTGACCAATGACTAATTGCCAGTTTAAGAAAGTTAGCATCACATGAATTAAAAACCATTTGATGCAGCTTCTGGCATTCTTTCGAAGAACAATTGATTGGGTCGGCATCCCAACGCAAATAGTCTTTTTTAAACTGAGAATTAAATGATGATGAAAGTACAGCTAACTCTAAAGTATTAAAGAATTGCTTTCTTTTATTGAACCAACTCTTGTAATTGTTATTATTTAACAAATGCTCTTTCTTTGTTTGTTTCGACACAAAGGAAGGAATCAAAAATAAGTATCTGTATAGGAATTCTTCAAAAAGTTCAGGATAGTCTATAAGTTTATTATTCGCTAAATTTTTTGCTAAAAATGACATTTCATTATCAAAGAACAAGTAATCAGTAGGATCAATAATTCCTATACTATTCAAAATATTAAGTTCTTCATCACTAAACTCAGATAACCAGGAAACATAATTCTTCTTTTCTAGGTCTAATTCATTCATTGAAATTCATCTTCTCCTTAAAGCCTTCGACTTTATTACACCAACCTTATATAAAAATTAAAACCCCATAAATAAAAAAGCCCATAACTGAGCTTTTTTATTCAAACAACTTATTGAAATTCAAGTTACTTATAAACTCTTATAAATACTGTCACGGCGATCAACATCAAGTACTAGGACAACTACAACATCATCTTTAACTTTATAAACCAAACGATAGCCTGCTGATCTCAACTTAATTTTATATAAGTCTATCGAACCGCTAAGCTTATTTTTTGGTATCTTAGGATTCTCAAGTATTGCTTCCAGCTTACGAATAAACTGCTCTGCAATTTGTGGATTTAATTTATCGAATTTCTTCAGTGCGTTCTTTGAGAACTCTAGTTCGTAAGTCATTAATAGACACCTTAATAGTTTCTTGGGTGTCGACTTGCTCAGCTAATGCTATAAGTTCCTTATCTTCAATTAAATCCATCAGCTTTTCATACATAGCAGCTGGCACGCAGTAGAAGGCTGGATTATTACGATTAAGGATAGCAACTGCTTCACCAAAACCATTACCAACTACTTCCATAGGATTCTTCTTAAGATCTGAAACACTAGCCACAAATCGACTGTGGATAATGTGGTTCATCGTTAAATACCTCTTTCGTAAGCAAGTTGATGTGTAGTCGGCATCAAAAATTAATCCCATTATTATTGAGTAAAGAATAAAGAAGAGGGTCCTAAGCTCATTGAAGTTAACTACAGGATCAATATAACCGAATAAAAGACCAGATTCAAGACCTATTAACAGGTCTAATAAGTTTTTGTAAGCAATGAAAAAGCCCACTATTGTGAGCTTTTCTAATAATTTTAAATACCTACTATCTACACTGGATATCTAATTTCCGTGAATAGTATTGAACTACTATTTTTAAATCCTTAAGCAATCCTTTTTCTGAGTAGTTGTCAGGTTCTAACGCGATTAAGGCTGGCATATACTCATTTTCAAATACTTTAGGATACTGTTTGCAGAGCACATTGACCTGTTGAACCCTAGCCGTTTTAGGATTATCTAAAACATCGAAGTAAAGCCCTATTTTTTTGTCAGCTTCCGCGACTTGAGCTGTAAACTTAGATACTGCTTTTGCCTCTGGTTGCTTATTACATCCTACGATTGCAAGAGAAAAAATCGTTAAGGTTAAAATTTTAGTTTTCATATTCTTAAATGGTTATAAAAGGTATTTAAATTTAAAGAATCTCACCAATTAGATAAGATTCTTTAAATTGTACTAACAATGTTGTTTGGAAAATGCTGAAACAGCTTCATCAACAACTTTTTTCATATATGCATGTCTGCTTTCAAGATCAATCTGGAACAAAGCAGGCTTTATTTGCTCTTGATTCAGAATATCTAACTCCTTAAAAACCCTTATAAATAACTTGTTGTCATCTAACATTTCTCTTTGAGAACTAGAATATAGAGCAAGAAGTTTGTTCATTTTTTCAGGATTCTGCATAATTTTTCGAAAATCATCATTTCTTAAAAGTGCTTCAATATACTTTCTTTCCGCTTTTCTTCTCACCCTATACATTCTTCTTGAAATATGTAACGAAGATAAGGTCATGAAAAACATTATCATAGACATAAGTACAGATATTATTTCGGTATGATCAGCAAGAAAGTTTAAAATTTCATTCATAAACACCTCCTACTTTTGACCCAAAATATGAAATGGCTGCAAATTTGCAACATGCCTGTTATATCTTTCTATAGCATGTGGAATAAATATAGCACCAAGTGCAAATTTTGACCATGTTGAAATAGCTAAATTTAATTCTATATCTTTCATGCTTGCAGTCAGTGTCACTCCGTACAAAACAGAAAATATAAAACCGATAAGAATACAGATTAGCGCAATGATTGGATTGGTAGATGACATCCCAATTCCCATGGCATAAATTGCTATCGTAATTGTTATTGAGTTATCAGATATTGTATTTGTAATTAGCCACTCGATTCCCAAAGGAAGTAGTGGTAATAACATGTGAGCAAGAATACATAACAAGAAAGCAGTCCATGCTTCATTTAAACCAGGAAATTTCTTTGCCATCCAGCAAAATCCACATAAATTTTTTGCGGATTGTAGCGCATAAACAATACTTTAACACTACCGAAATGACCAAATGAAAAGATTCTTAAAATGAGAGCTTTTAACTCGTTATAATAATTGTGGCTATAAACCTATTTCCAGCTGAGCCATTTCGCCCTCATAGATAGGCTTTTCATCTCGTCAATTACGCATATCACGGGCAGAGCAACTTACATGAACTTTTCTGGTTTTATATTCAAGACTAACTTGATTGTATCTCACCCATTTTGACTGGAAAACTTGTGTAAGTTGAGTTGCCATCCAGTTAAAGGCTTCGATAAATTGTTCTTTGATTGCATCAGCCTTTTCGCCTGTAAAGCCCATCACTAAAAACATCAAGCCATCTTTAGTCATTCGATAAAATTTTCTAGGCTTTCCATTCTGTAACTCACTGATTTCAAAGCAAAGCGCAAAATTGCGCTCAGTGAAATCTTTTTTTCTAAATCATCTATGCGATGAACAACTAAATATGGTCTTGATTCGACCTAGCTCTAAATTTCTAAATCATCTATGCGATGAACAACATGCTCAGGTTTATGGCGACGCTTGGGTTTCTTTTCTAAATCATCTATGCGATGAACAACTATAGAAATCAAACAACAATCAATCTAGTTTCATTAAGGTAGCATAACTTTTGTTATGCTACCTTTAGTTTTATAGATATTTCACAAATCACTGAATTATTTATCTTAAATTTTTACAGCTAAACTTAAGGTAAAGTACGCAACTCTAGTTTGCTCAAATGTCTTGCCCGCTCAAGAATTCCACTACCCGTTAAATAGTCGTGCATCTTACTAAAGTCATCACTCAATCTGACAATATCGACCGGTGCATGATGAGTAGACATTGGTTGAACGATTACTTTCCCAGCCTCAGAAACAACCCAATAAACAAGTCTTGCGCTGGTATCCTGAAATTGCATCTTTTCTTCAATCTTCTCGGCGATTTCATGTGCAATCGGGTTCTTTAAGGCTGGATAACGGCTTGCGATATTCTTCAAAAAGTCATCCAGTTGCTTGATAGAATCAAGCTCAGCTTTAGCATGTAATTCCATTTCTTCAAGATAATGCACTGCATCATCAAAATGTATGTCTAAAAGCTGGCTGTACTTTGCAATCTTAAAATGTCGATTGTGTCGTGACCACATTTCAGCCCTAATTTTACGATTTCCGCCTGCACGGCGAGCAACAATTGCATGCAAGGCATCTTGCTGTTCTGCTGTGATAGTGTGACGTTGATTGATCGCCTGACCTTTCATCCAATAATCCCAAAGTACATCATCACATTCATTTTGATACATGATGACTCGATCACGTAGCTCGGGTTTTACTTTGTTAGGGCTGATGGTCATGAGCCAACCAAAGAGTTTGCGGAGTGGCAAGCAGATCATTAAACGTTCTTTTCCATCATTTGCAACTGTCATGATTTCCATGATGGTTGATGCAAATCTTTGTTTTAATTTGTCATATTGAGCCTGCCAAGCCAATCCCATACCTTCAACAATGGGTTTCATTGGAGTGTACGGTTGATTATTACATTCAACAATTAGTAACTCAGCACCGTTAAACGGTGCATTGATTTGTGTTAGAGTATTCATGTCAATAATGTCCTTAATATGATTTTTGTTGATAGGGATAGGTTGCGCCTGCAAGTACAACCTATCCCACCATTAAGTAAGCTATAAAAACCTATTTACAACTTATTTTTATAAGTTAAAATAAGTTATCAAACGTGTCAATAGGTTTTTATATGAATGCTTTTCCAGATCGTTTAAAATATTTTAGGGCAAAAGCTGGATTTACTCAGAAGGAGCTTGCGGACAAAGTAGGTATTTCTCCAAAACAAATTTCTGATTATGAAGTTGGTACATCCACACCAAGGCAAGCAACATTTGTTAAGTTACTTGACGCTCTAAATGTAGATGAACATACATTCTTAAAAACCCAATTCATTAATTTATCCAATGCTAATTCTGAGCAATTAGCTGAAGATGAAATAGCTATTCCTGTAAAAAACCTCTCCGAGGGAAATGTTGTTCATATCAGGAAAAGTGTTCTCATAAGATTAGGTTGCAATATAGACAAAATAGAAGCTTTAATTTTTTATAGTAATATTCTAGCTCCTCATATAAATGATGGAGATATAATTTTAATTGATAAATCTAAGCAAGATATCCATGATGGAAAAATCTATGCTATTGATATTAATCAAACCCTATATTTCAGGCTAATTCACTCAACACTAGATGGGCAGATAATACTCAGCACTACAACAGGCCATATACCAATGGAAACCAATAGTCGTGAAAATGTCCCAATTTATGGGCGTGTAATCTATCGACAAGGATTCCTATAAGTCTAATAGTTATTTATCATACAGATGATCTATTGTCTCAATAAAAGTATCGCCATTACGGCGATATTTTTTAAACTAAGTTTTAAATTTTATCTCGTTTTTTATTATTACACTTACCACATAGCACTTGAAGATTTTGTTCTGTATTGGCCCCACCTTTAGCTATAGGAATAATATGATCAAACTCAAGATAATCTTTCGCTCCACATTCCACACACTGTCCACCACATAATTCCCAAACACGAGTTTTCACAGCTTGAGGAATATAACGAGACTTTGATTTTGCCGTTTTCTTGATATCCAATCTTCTGTAGTAGCGATTAATTGCCTGGTCAATATAGGCATCCACAAATAAACCATCACCATCATTTGCCATTATTATTAGAAATGTAGCTTTTTTTGTTTTAGAACGAATCTCTAGTACATCATCCTCTTCCTCATAAGACAAAATACCTGAAAATGGCGCTTCTACATTAAATGATATCCCACTAAAGATAAGTCTATCACTCGTAATATAAAGCTCTCCCTCATACATCTCATCCTCATTGATAACATAACCAGCATCAAATACAGCCCAAATACTTTCTGTATTCTTCGTAACTAAACCAGGAACTTGAATAGGCTGTATATCACCACTCCTAATTTTACTAAGCTCCTCAATTACAGAAATAATTTCATTTACCTCCTCCAGCAAGGCTTGATCTGGTTTTAAAAATTCACAAATATCATTTATTGACTTCTTATCTTTTGCAGTGATTTCTCTATCAGAAATGATACTGGCAAGTAATAAATGTAAAGCATCATTAATAACTGTTCTTGAATAATCTAATGCATCATTAATATCTATGCTATTTGTAACACAAAAATTACTTAACATTATTTTTTCATTTTTAGTTAAAACCCCATCCTCAAGAGCTTTGACCAACAACCCCTTAAATTCTTTGTATTCTTTTTTATTTTTAGAAAACTTCACAGGATTTTGTATCGCATGTGTAACCGAGCTATTGATTCCAACAGAATCATACACACCTTTTGCTTTAAATTTTATAAAGCGCAAGAACTGAAAACCCTCACTAATTACCAGAAATAAGAGTGAGAAAAATAAACAAACCCCAAAAACAACCATAACAACACCAAATTACCTATTTAATCTATCCAAAGCTTTTTTTGCTTTTTTATGTCCTTGATTTGCGGATTCCTGATACCAATGTTCCGCATCACTTAAGCTCTTTTTTACACCCTCACCATGCTCATACATATAACCAAGACTATATTGCGCCTTCGCATTCCCTTTCTCAGCAGCAACTTCTAATAAAGAAAATGATTGAGAATAATCACCATCTTTATATGCTTGATTGGCCTGTGATAGTAAATTTGATATATCAACACTTTGAGTAGCTACCTCTTTATGAGAATTACCACTCCATGTTTCAAATATTAAAGCTGCAATAGCAACTAGAAAACATGCCAATGATGCTTTTAAAAGTATTATTTGAATAGGTGTTCTTTTTAATTCTTCTGGATAAAAAGACAATGCAATATCTCCTATAAACAACTAGGCTCTGTGCCATTACTACAATTCATCATGTTCTCAAGCTCTGTAATACGCTTCTCAGTACGATCAATTAAACATGCTGATAAAACATAAGAATGCATAGACCCCCCTTTTACTGGAGATGCTTCAAATGCACAGTCTTTTTCCTTAAATTGAACCCAAAGTCTTTGAGATTCCCTTAGTTGATTCTGCTCCCTATCATTTAACTCCTTTAAATATTTTTGATAGACTCGTCCAATCTGCCCCTCCACAATGCTTAAACTTTGGGTAGCGCACTTATTAAGCTCTGTCTGAGAATTTAGTTTTATACATTTATCCATATTTGCATAAGAAAGTGTACTCCCTACCAATAAAATACCAGCCATTAAATACCTAATATTTTTAACCATTCCATTTATCCTGCCCCAAACCACCTGTTATTGCATGAGCCAGCATTCGATTGCTCACATTTTGATTGATAGTACCATTATTTTGATTCTTAACAACTACTTCCTGCGGTTTTGGGGATGTCAAATACTCTTTTGCAGGTTGAATTTTTGATTCAATTTTAGGTGGAGTGTAACTAGTAGCAAGCGAATTTGATCTTGCTGCAACAGGTGTTACGGAGGATTGCATATTCAAAACTGAGGTGTTGTTCTTTGCTTTCTGTATTGTAGATTCAGCTTGTTGTGCTATGGCTGATTTCGGCATGGTTGAGTCAGTATTTTGTACTACGTCATTTGATTCTTTTACATTTTTGGATGGTTCTACGTTTGATGGTTTCTGAAACTTTGAATTTTTAATAATATCAGCCTCGTTATTTCTTCGATTTTTATTTACTCCATTATTATGAACCTCCAAACCTCTTACTGAATCGGAGATTTTATCCAAATCCCCTGTTTGAACAGCTTTAACAACTCGCTTAGGTAAACTACCATAATTATATGCCACAGAAGTCAAGGCTGCTTGGGTATCTTCTGGCAATTTATCCCAAGAAGAAGCGCCAACTTTTTCTCTCGCTTCCTTTGCAAAAATTTCTGAACGGCGAACCAAGTCCCTTTCAGCATCTTCTTTAGTTACTTTGGATTTTTTAGTTACTCGTTTTATATTTCCATTTTCGTCGGTGATTGTATCGCTACCATAACCAATTCTATAAGCATTTACATCCCAATATGCATCTTGACTAAAGCCCTCATGTTTTCTTAATAAAGATTTAGTTTTCTCAGCTGCTGTTGTACCTTCTAACTTCCCTGAATTAGCAGCATCCCCAAACTTCACAGGATTAGACTCATTTAAACCGCTACCACCATATTGTTTTCGCAATAGATCACTCGGATTAAATTTACCACCACCAACTTTCTCTTTGATCCAATCAACAGCACTTTTCCCGACCTCAATAGCAGCACCTACGGGTGAAACATCAAAAGCTTTTGATACCAAATCAATAAATCCATCCCAGCCTTTCTTAATAGTTGATGGAATATCAGCATTAATAAGGGAGTCAGTCCATTCTTTGACATACGGCGCGACAATACCGCCAAGCTTTTCACCCACCCAAGAACCTATAGCAGCACCCGCAATCGTTCCTAGCGGTCCTAATAGACTTCCTAGTGCACCACCTGCGATACCACCCACAGCAGAACCAACAGTCCCTCCTTTTTCCTTAGTGTTCTTTTTATCCCAACCGCTAAACGACATTGCAGTAAGTAATGCACCAATAACAGGAATGCCTTTACCAAATTTAAGGATTTTACTTAAGCCTTTACCACCTTTTTTAAATAATCCACCTAGACTACCAAGCAGACCGCCGACAATCCCACCGCCTGCACCTAATAGCTTTCCAATCCCCCCTAATAATCCACCTTTTGATTGAAGATTGTCAGCAATACGCTGAAGCAACTTTACTTGCTTTTTATTGTGGTCCGCCTGTTCCTTTGGTAATGGTTCATTTCGCTTGCGTGACTTCATAAAACCAGTAAGCGGACGTAACATAAACCCAGCAGCTCGTTTAACTGGTGACAAAACTGTAGAAACTTCATTTATCGCGTCTAAAGTCGGATCAACACCTTGCGGATTTGATGGCATTACGTCTTTTATAGCTGCCCCTAATGTTTGAGCAACTTTTCGTACAGTTGATTGTGTTTCTTTCGAAGAGCCAACAAAGCGGCCATTCTCGTCACGTTTACGCTCACTGTTTCCGAACTCTCGAACTAAATCTTCAGTACTACTGATTTCTACAGCACGGGGTTTTGTTTGTTTGATCTTATTTTCTGTTTTCTTCGGTGTATCAGATTCAGCAATTAATTCTTCAAGCGTCTTAGCGACTCGATCTAGAACAACAGCAGATTGCACAAAAGAATTTGCTTTATCTTTGATTAGATCATCTAATTCAACAGGTTTATTTTGGGCATTAATTAGCGCTTGCTCTAATGCACTAAGCTTAGGTTTTGGCTGAATGCTTTTAGTTGAGTACTGATGTTCTAGTTCTTTATGCAGCCCAAGTAAAATATCGCGTATTTGTTCTACATTCTTATCAATCTTTGCTACGTCACGTCCTGTTTGCTTAAGACCAATAAGAAACCCAAGTTCGTCGTACTGCAATCCACTTTCTGAATTAGACATAAAAAATCACCCTATTTTACATAGAGTGATTTTTAAATAAATTCACTTCTCATATTTAGAGTTGTTCCAAAATTTCTGTGACATTATTTAGTATACTCCCGCCCTAGCTTAAATATAAAAACTGGGAGGGTCCTTAATGAAAATAAATATCCGCTTTGACTGGGCATTTATCACATCTGTTTTTACTATTTTGCTTTTCTGGTGTGGTTACTGGTACAACTACGGTTACGCTTATTATTACAACTATCAATTGAATGCTTTTGATTTCCCAATATCTCTGATGCTTATGGAGGGTCTTTTAAGGGGGTTTGACGTTTTTGTAAATGTAATTATTTTAATGATTATATTTTCATTTCTATCCAAAATTACACTTCGTCAATTATTTTACTTGGGCAACATAATTATAGCTTTAATTGCTGTTACATTTCGCCCATTATTTGTTCTACTAAAATTCTTAATAATTAATGTTTCAGAATTTTTTTATGACGAAATGGATTTCCAGAAGGTTCATAAATTTACAAATCCACCCAAACAAGGGATAAATTTCATTATCAGAGTTTTTAAGTGGGTTTATGCTGGTTCATATGCTTTTCTTCAAAAGAATCAGATGACATTGCAGCATATAGAAATAGATACTTCTTTAAAATTTGAAAAAGACTCTAATAGATTTGAAATTTCTGCCTTGTTACATTATTTAGGTATGATTTTATTTCTTGTTTTCTTTTTAGCTGTATTTAAAACAGCTGAAAAGTTAGCAAATAGTGGAGAAGCACAAGCTAAAGTTGACTTTGAAGTCTCTACGGGAAAACTTAAGCAAAAAAAGGACGAAAAACCCAAGGCGGATGAGTATCCCGAAATTAAAATTAAGGGTGATAAATCAGAGACAACTTATTTTTTAACACCATTGTGCGTTAAAGGTATATGTGCAGTCACTGATTGTCATGGAAGTATCAAAACATATGATATTAAGGATATAACAATTCACAACCCGAAACTAAACAAAGAGAAAGAGAAAGAGAAAGAGAAAGAGAAAGAGAAAGAGAAAGAGAAAGAGAAAGAGAAAGAGAAAGAGAAAGAGAAAGAAAGGTGTAAAGCCTCCCCCGATTTGTAAAGTTTCTTAATCACCCAAGCCATAGTTTGGGTGATATTCGCACTCTTTATTGAATACTTTTTATTCAAAAATCCATTTTAATAAAGCTTGAGTGTTTTGCAATAAAGTTTCACTGTCTGCTTGAAATGGTTTGTAATGCCCATGAGATGCCACATTCATTAAATCAATTTGAGGCATTGAACTCAGCACATTTCCCTTTAATGATCTATAAAGAGAAGGATGTGTTTTTTGATCTACTAACTGTAAATTACTTGATAAATACTTCAGTAGAGCATGTATACCTTTTTGATTGGCTTCCATATATGCATTTTTATCTACTCTTTTTATTTTCTCTATCACACCTATTTCCAGCACCACCCTATAGCATAAGCTAAACGGCCACCATTGTTCTTGCTCATACAACTTTACAGTTTCTTCGACGATATCTTGTAATAGAGTATTTTCAGTATAAATATTTTTTAGTAAATCTATAGCTGTAAAGGCTTTTTTCGCTCCATTTACATCAGAATCTTTCTTTTGTTCACCAGAATCAACTGTCGTTCCTGTCGTTCCTGCCGTTCCTGTCGTTCCTGTCGTTCCTGTCGTTCCTGTCGTTCCTGTCGTTCCTGTCGTTCCTGTCGTTCCTGTCGTTCCTGTCGTTCCTGTCGTTCCTGTCGTTCCTGTCGTTCCTGTCGTTCCTGTCGTTCCTGTCGTTCCTGTCGTTCCTGTCGTTCCTGTCGTTCCCAGTGTTGGTTTTACCTTTTTCTTAATAAATGCAAAATAGTCATTTTCATTTTTGAAATTTTTTATCCCACCTTTTTCAGCTTCCTTTGCTCTATAATTTTCAGCTTGATCTATAAGTTCTTGAATCCCAGGCTGCTTACTCAATGTGTCTAAGAAAAAAGCTTCATCGAATTGAAAATTAGACTTGTGGGTACTTATAGATTGTCCATCTAAGTGTATCTCACCATATACTCTAGAAGGCGCATGTTTATTAGGTGTTCCAACTAAATTAATCGGTCTGTAAGGTTGATGGGATGAACCTCGTATCAACCTTTTAAATCTAAATAACCTTAGTCCTGGATTACTTGTCTGACTAGCTGTTTTAAGTGCTAATAGAAATCCTGTTACGTTACGACCTTCAAATTCAAAATCAATTTCTTGAAACCATTTTTTCGAATCCCCGATTGAATAAGGCTTGGTTTTATGTAATACAGTAACAGGGTAATCAAGAACCTCCACTTCAGGTGTAAACCTTAACGTATCACCATTTAAACCAATCAGAGCGGTGCCATTGAATTTACATTTCAACTCTAAAACTTCTTCACGTTGAATAAAAATTTGATAAATTTCTTGTAGCTCTCTATATATCGTTTCGACACTACCAGCTGTAAATTCACGTCTTAATTCTTTTAAAGTGATGATTACCCCATCTTCATTATTTAGTTTTGGTTCTGATGTGACTTCAATCTCTGAAGAGTTATTACTAATTAATTCATCTAAATCAAAAGAAATAGTTAATGAATTTTCTTCCCCTTTAGGATAGCTCACTAACTCCCATTTTCTACCAAACCATAAAGAAGCAGCTTTCATACCAATACCGAATTCATTTAATGATTGAGTGTTAGGTCGATATGCTGGCTTAAAAGCACGTTGTATATCATCAGAAGATATACCAACTCCAAAATCCCGAATAGTAATATAAGAAATTTTATCTTTATTAAAAAAATTTAACTCTACTTTTAGCTTTGATGATTTTTTTAGAATATTTGCATTCTTTGCGGCTTGTAAAGCGTTATCAATATACTCACACAATGCTACCGTTGGATTATAAGGATATCCCTCCAATAAATTATAAAATTGCATATCTGGGGAAACTTCTACTTTCATATATTTTCCATTTTTTTAATGACTTAAACTAAATTATAGCTGATTAATTCAACAATTTTTGCATTTACTGCATTACCTAATGCTTTAAATGCAGCTTTTCTATCATTTGGCAATGCTTTGAGCTTATGTAAATATTGCAATTTTGCAGCCTCTTGCGTAGATACATATCTGTTCTGTGAAGGAATTACAGGGATCTGCGTTGGTGTCATTGCAATAAGAGAGGGTGCAATATTTGATTTCAAAATTCGAATTCCTGAGGCTCTAAATTGCACCAAGTGGTTAAAAATATTTGGATTATTTCTTAACCCTCTCCACTCCAAAATTTGCCAACTATTATTAGTAAAATGAAACCCAATTTTCCACTCTTCACAAGCCTTTGTATTTTCTTTATACAACCCACGTGAATAAATAATAGATTTTGTAATCCAAGACGCAACTCTAAAATTCTTTTTTGTATAACTAGGCATAAATGATAATACTTCATCCCAATTTTTACAATTTTTTAACTCTTTCCCATAAGCTCCTTTATATTTTTTTATTTCTTCTAAAGTCAAATTACTGAAATCTAATGGGTAATCTGCTCCAAACTCTGGAGCAACAATTGATACTCCAGTTATTTCTTCTAAATTAAGTACATCGAGTAATTCTTGCCACTTTTCAAGTAATTGTACTTTTTGCGGTTCAAGTTTTTTATGTTCAAAATTATCATTTAGTAATTTTTGAAAATCATTTTTCTTAGCATTCTTTAATTTTGGCCACTCAAAAGCTTTAACCAAATCATTTCTTTTTCCAACTATAAACACTCTTTTACGATTTTGAGGAATACCGATATCTGTAGGTGAAATAATTTTATACTCTAGTCTGTAATTCAAACTCTCAAAAGAATTTTTGAGATAATCCCAAAATGCTCCATCCTCAATAGTAATTACATTAGGAACATTTTCTAAAAAAATATATTTTGGTTGATGGTACTGTACAATTCTTAAAACATGATCAATTAACTTTCCTGAATCTGGACACTTTGCTCCCTTTTTTTTACCTGCTAAGGAAAATGGTTGACAAGGAAAGCCTGCGCATAAAATATCATGCTCTGGGATTTCATCTTCTTTGACGGTACGAATATCGTCATGAGGAACGATATCATGATTAATTTTATATAATTCCCTTAAGCTCTCATCAAGCTCACAAGAAAAAACACATTGATGTCCATGTTTTGACAAACCTACATGAAATCCACCTAATCCAGAAAATAAATCTATAAATTTCACGTTTCACCCATTTATGTTTGTTGTTAAAAGTTCACCCACCTCAGCTAAAATATTTATTAGCTTTTCCTCTAAATAAGGATGTTTTTGAGCAATCTTTTGTAAATTTTGGAATTCATTAACCATTGTTGACTTTGATAAAACTTTTCTACTTACATTCAAACCCAAATAGTCGCATAAATCCAAGACACGCTTATTAACAACTTTAAATTCATTATTTTTAACTCTAAGTAAAAAATCCTTATTTAAAGGTTTAATAGCCCCATCTCTTATTTCCATATTATTCAATGTATTATATTTATTACAAAAATCTCTTAGAGAGACTTTCTCCCTATCAAGATACTTTTTAACTTCTAGACTAACTTCATATGGAGTTAATTTACAAATCATATCTGCGAAATCTGAATAACTTTTAATCAATTGTCTTATAAAAATGAGACAAAAGCAATAAATAAATTATTGTTATTATTTAAAACTTTACTCTATCGATATTCTAATTTTAAGCATTCAAATGTGATTTAACTTTTTATAATCATTAATTCTCATCCTCATCACCAGCCTCAATCATTGCCAACTTACGGGCAAAAGCTGCTCTCTTATCTGTAGCCATTTTTTCTTTAGCAATTTTCATACGCTCTTCTGCATTGTTAATTACAGCAGATCGTTTTGCTTGGACCTCTGACTGATCTTTGAGTTCTTCCATTTCAAAGCCCCAGAATAGGGCCTCTGATTTGGCTATATTGGCAAGTGTGATACTTTGCTTAACATTCAAGTCCACGATTTGACTGATCAGACCCATTTTGAATTTAAGACCATTGATGATGTTAATAGCCTCTTTATCTTCAGGATCTAGATTACTTACATCTAGTTTTAAGACTTCATCTCGGATATGAATTACGCTTGTAATTGTATCGCCAGCCAATTCACCCAAATTCGCCAACCTATATCGGTTTTGCTTAATGATTTGAGCTGAAGTTAAGCGGTTAAAATCAGCCTTACTAAAATCATTTTCTGACTTCGATTTTTGACCCCAAACATTCGCAATATTTGACGGCTTTTTGACATCATTTTGACTACTTTCTTTTCCTTTACTTTCATCATCTTGCTTGTTTTCTTGACTAGTCTTTTTACTAGTCAATTTTTTTATTTCATTATTTAGTTCACGAGCAGACTTTTTGACTAGATTTTTAGTGCACTTTTTCCACTTTTCAGCGATTGCTTTACGACGTACAACAGAAGGAGAAGGCATATCACAGCCCAACTCCTCACCTACCTGGTCAACTAATTTCTGCCAAGTGATCTTAGGGGATGACTCATAAACTAATTTGAGTCGATCCCAGATTTCTTGTGAATAGGATTGAACAGCCATAATTATGTACTCAATGCATCACCAGAGAAGAAGTCAAACTGAGGTTCTGCTTTCTCCTCAGTAGGTAATGTTGTTTGAGTAAAACGTGTTTTACGTTGGCTTTTCAGGTCTTGAATTAGCTTTTCTTGAATATCTCCCTCATCGCGGTATGTAATATCTTCGATACCTTTAGCTAAATTGGTGAATTGAATTGCTCGATCTTTGTCACACTCCTTGATTGTTTGCATGAGATCAATCAATTCATTCTGAATTTTTTCCTGTTGATCACGATCTAAGCTGATTAACTTTTTGGCAACTGCCTTTGAACTTTCTAATAATCGTACCTGTAAAGCTGGTGGATAAGATGCAATATGCTTTGCACATAACAATGCCATTTGAGAAGTTACAGCATTTAAATTCTCTGCAAGTAAATCACCTAAACCATTAAAGAGAATCCCTGCTACTGATTCAGTCTCATTTAGCTCTGGATTGATCGTAAAACCTAATACCCAATCAACTGAACAATGGTATAGGCTGCACATCACTTGAAGTAGTTCAGCATCGGGTAAAGTTTTTCCGTTTTCCATTTCGGAAATACGGTTCTTTTGCTCAACGCCAAACAATTCAATAGCAACTTCATCTTGTCTTAACCCGGTACGCTCTCTCGCCAGTGCTAACTTTCGCCCGATCATTACGCGCTTTTCAAAATCTGTTCTTTTAGCCATTACGCAACTCTCCCAGCAAGCCAGTCAAAATTCACTTTTTTATCAAGCCAATTCGTTTCATTGATAAAAATGCAAGATAACCAGACGCAACCGTTTTCAATGGGTTCAGCAAATTCGATTTTTTCTTTAACAAAAATATTGTCATCTTTAAAAAGCAATTCTGTACCTTTCAAAGAGTCAATTAAGAGTTTCGGATAATTATCAATATCAAACCGCGGATAAGTGCTTGCGCTGTAACTACGAAGTTTTCGTGGTGGCTGAACCATCAAACGGATTTCACATTGTTGAGATATGGCTTTCCACTTGAGGGCTTTGAATATTGGTGCATAAATTTCAAAAACATTTTTTTTGAATTTTTTAGCTCCCATAGATAAGCTATTTCTTTGTTTGCCAGTACCTTCATCAATAGTAGCTCGCCAAATTTCATTTGCACTGATACCGTATGGCAATTTGACCGTTACGAAACCCTCACCAGTAATGATTAAGCCACCTGTACTTCCTTGATGAAGTTGATCTCCGTTTATGTCTTGTGTTGTGACAGAGCAAGGTAAAATCACTTTCTTATCTAACGCTCTCCTTACTCGTGCTTGTCGATTAGTTTTTGTTTCAACAAGCGGGTTCATCGTGAAGAATGATGTTTTGCCTTTAGACCATTGCCCCCATGCATTGCGATTTTTACTCATGATTGCCACCCGCTTTTACTAAATTAGTTTTTTCAGTCGCAGATGCTGGAATACTAAGTTTTTTGAGTAAAACCTTATTTTCTTCACGACATAGATGCAGCATTTTCCATAGTTCAAATGCCAATGAAATGGCTAACTTCTGGTAGCCATCAATTGCGTCGTAAATAAATACGTCATTGCCGTATTGTTGGATCAAAATTGAATATTGTTCTTGATTTCTCAACCACTGCTCAAACTCAAGTCTTAACTGCTTTATGTATTCTTGTGGTGTAAGTTCTACATATTTTTCAGGACACATAAATGGAGTGCCTTGTTCCAATTGTCCATAGACATAACCATTTTCGTGTCTATCAACTCTGGCAAATCCTTTGATTTGCTTTCCTGAGAACTCAGTTCTTGAGTCACTGATAAAATCTACATAGACTCTCGCGCCTTTTGTGAATTGCTTTGAGTTCGTTTCTGTTTGCTCTGTCTCTTGAAGATGCTTTTGAATCATGCTGTACCACCAATATGTTTAATAACGGTTTTCGGGACATTCAGACCATCACGCTCACAAGCTTCTAAATATTCGTTTGGTTGATCAAAAGGATCAGGCCATGGTTCCTGTACTGCTGGAACAATAGTTTTAGCTTTAAGCTCAAGTTTCTGTGGTTGTTTGATCTCTCTATTACGAATATTTAGCTTTTGCTTCAATGCGTTAAGACGCTCTAAAGCATCATCATTCGACACAGGAACATGATCTTTTTTGTTATGTTCCAATTGTTTTGGCGGGACATACATTTCTTGAGTTCGGCCTATAAGTTGAGCCTTCGCCACAAATGCATTGTAAGTATTAATAAATTGTTCCCGTGCTGGTTTCATATAACCATCAGTGATTAAGTGCTGTACTTCATCCAAAGCAACTTTCGTAATTTGAGTGATTTGAACACTTTTATCTGCTGTAAATCGACATGCACGCGCCCAAGCTTCATCTGCTGACATCCAAGTTTCACCTATGCACCAATCGCGGAAATCAGAGAACGAAGGCATGAACTTACCGCCCGATTTCAATAGTCTGTTTCGTGCCCGTTCAAACTGATCAACATTGACATCACAAAGGGATTCCATTGCTCTTGATTCAATAAACGACATCGGTACAGCCATTTCACCCGATGTTGGAAAATTTCTATTGAATTGCGAAGCATGTAACACACGTAAATCTAAAATGAGCTGACGAATTTCTTTGATCGTAATTTTATGCATGTCCGTACTCCAAATTAGCTATCTGCTTTTTTGATGGAGTCACGTCCACTATGACGTTTTCGCTTTGTTCTTCATCGAGAATGCGCTCAAAATAGCCCTTAGCTGGTTGATCAGTATTTACAGATTGATTTGCTTTAGTTTGTTTTTCACGACGTTTAATCACGTCTTGAATATTGTTTTGAATCCAAGTAAGCCATTTCACAAACCAAATACTAGGTGTGTTCTTTTCGTTCTTAGCTGAAAAGAAATCACAATAACCTTGAAGCAAAGTTTGAAAGTCAGTTGATGAAATTGATTCGTGTCTTGACTCTGCAAGATCAAAAAAATCCATTTGAAATTGTTGATAGTGATTAGCAAGTTCAAGTAGTGAGTACGATCCATTGTCATCGGGTTGATACGTCGAGAACTGAATCGGGACAAAGTTAACTTTTCCCTCGCCCGTGTTATTACAATTACTATCTTGGTTTTTGGTTAGTGGTTCTTGGTTAGTGGTTATTGGTTTAGGCTTTTTTTGGGTTTTGTTTGGGTTTTCTTGGTTAAGCGGTGGGTTTATTTCGCTTTCAGTTGGGTTTTCTTGGGTTTGTTCAATTGGTTGTTCACCCTGTTCAGATTCACCCGAAACATTTCCAGTTTTAGGTTTGTTTTTTGATCCTTTAGGACGACCACCTTGCTTTCCATTTTCTGACTGTTTAGCTAAATAAGCTTTATATGCGATTAAATCTTCTTGTATATGATTTTGAATGAAGAAGCCTTGCTCATTCTTAACGAAGAATTTTTTCAACACAAACTTAACTGCTGCAATTTCATCATCAGTTTCAGCCCATACCCAATCAATCGCTTCTTCTTCAGTTGGAAATGATTCACGGTCATAACAAGCATCTATAAGCAAGTTATAAACGCCATGCTGTAAAATATTAAGGCGACCTGCTTTACGATGGTAATCACCAATTTTCTTTTCGTAGTAATGCACTAGAACGCCTCCATAAATAAATCTTGTTGATCTGGCATTTTTGAACTAATGCCATCTTTTACAAACTGGCATCTTTTTTGAGCAATTTCGAAATACTCTGCTTCACGTTCAATGCCAATAAAGCTAAAACCTTCTAAAATGGCTGCTTTTCCTGTGCTACCAGACCCCATAAACGGATCAAGCACCACACCACCTTTAGGCGTTACTAATCTGCACAAATAGCGCATCAATTGAGTGGGTTTTACAGTTGGATGGAAATTTCCATTGCGCTTAGACCAATCAACATTTTCACAATCTCGCATTGTTGAGTTCATCTGTAGCATTGGATTATTAGAGCTTTCAGTTCCTTCGTTTCGATCTGTGCGATTCGCCTTGGCACAATAGAAAAATCTAGCAGCAGATTTATCGTTTTCAATTCGAGCAACATGATCTAGTGCTGGTCGCATACCTCCATAAATTCCATTTGGAGATTGGCGGCTAGAATCTTGTTTTCTCAAATCACCTTGTTGCCCAGCAGCTTGAGGAAAGTACGATCTAACCTCATCACTACCATCGTGAATTAGATTTGCTGGAAATCTACCTAATTGGTTTTGAACATATACAGTGTCGCGGGTAGCTTCATTATCAGAGTTATAAGCATTGCCTTTAATGTTGTTATTTTTAGTACTGGCAATTTCATCAGCCGTTTGAACACGGCATTCGTCTATATTTATTACACCTGTACCATATAACTCAACATTTTGAACGACTGTACCAATTATAGGTTTACGAGCGAATGTTATTGGCTCGAGCGCTGGTTTTAATGCTGTACCCCAGCCTTGCCATTCACCACTTAGATTATGAGACTTTGGAAAGCCTGAACCATAAATCCAAGCAATCATGTCTCTAATCTCAAAACCTGCATCTTCAATATTGCAAGCCATTCGATGCTGTGTACGTGTACCAGCAAACGCTAATAAATGCCCACCTGGTTTAAGAACGCGAATACATTCTTGCCATATTTCAATGTTTGGTACTTCACAATCCCATTTTTTACCCATGAACTTAAGTCCATAAGGCGGATCAGTAACAATGCTGTCTATTGAGTTATCTTCAATATTCTTGAGTTCAATTAGACAGTCATTGTTTAATAGTTTTAATAAATTCATCCGACCACCTTTACAAACGGATTGTTTGCTTGTGCTATAGCTGCCATTGGATAAGGTGAAACGCTGTTGCCACACATATGCACTTGATCAGTTTTTGTTAATGATTTGCCATCATGCCCATACTCGATAATGTACGAATCAGGAAAACCTTGCCCTTTGTATAACTCTCTTGGTTTAAGCATACGCATTCGAATATCGACAATTACCCAAGGCTCATCCTTGATCCAAACCGTGACTAGAGCTAAACGATCTTTTGTTGTGAGAGTGTCTATTGGTGCAGTGATGTCACGAGCATCACCATTCCCATAGAAATTGATTAAAAACGCTGCTACTTGCAAAGCACTTTCATAGTTTTCTTTACTTAAAGTCGCACTAACAATACTGTGCCGATTTTCGGTTGTAATTGTCCTTAGTGGGCTATCAAGTGAATCTGCTCTATGATCTGAATTTGTTTTGTCACCATAAAAAGCTTGAGTAAATACCGCTGAAACAAATTGCTGCTGACTACCTGTGTTTGTAATCGTTGATAACGGTTCGAAAAGATGTCGTCCATCTGTTTCATTAAATCCACCATTAGCTTGCATCATGTAGGCTGCAACTAAATTTCTACTTGAACCCGATGCCGTAATCGTTCCTAAAGGGTCCTGAATATTGTCACAACCATCACTCCATCGAGGATTATCTGTCGTACCCTCTCCATGCCCAGCATGAATAAGCAATGGAGCAACTAAACCATGATGACCACCTTTGACCTGTGCACAGATTGTCGATAATGGTTGTTCAATAGACCAATTACGTTGTTGCGAAGCATTAGCAAATTCTGTGAGAAATGGCGCAATAATTGGACTAACCAAGGCGCTATGACCACCAAATGCAGATGTTGTAGTCGCAAGAGGTTCAGTGATTGGATGCCCTGTTGAACTTCCAAAGTCACGACTGATAAATGGCAATGATGACTCAACCAAATAAGGCTTATCTGCTTCTAAAACAAATTTCTTAAGACCGCGAGCAATCCTTTTTAAAGTTGCCTCTGCCAATGGTTTTGGTCGATTGAAAATAGATTTCCCTAAGTCACTAAAATCTATAATTTCAGCAGCAGCACGCCATTTTTGCTTTTTCTTAGTAACCTTCGTAATTTTTGATTTCTTAATATGTGTTGGCTCAGGCCAAACGATTGGTTGTCCATCACATCGAGCAATGACAAATAATCGCTCACGGGTAGTTGGAGCACCAAAATCAGCGGCAACAAGCTTTTTCCACTCAACCACGTAACCCAATCGCTCAAGATGCCGAACAAATTGCTTCCACGTTTTACCGATTCTTTTAGGGTCAGGTACCAAGAATTGATTGTTTCGTGGTACATATTCACCAGGTTCTGCAACCCGATACTGTTTTTTCCCATTAATAATTATTTTATCTAAGGTCACAACGCGCCCTGTGGCTTTGTCTCTTTTTGCAATCAATGGCCCCCAATTAAGCATCTGCTTAACATTTTCCATTGAGATAATGTCTGGTTTTACCTTGCCAGCAAATTTAGGAATGACCCAACCTAAATCACGAATCTCTTTTTTCCGTGGTTGACCACCAGCAGCTTGGGAATGATGAGTACAATCTGGACTTGCATGAAACCAACCAACCGGGTACCCCTCACAGATTTCCACAGGATCTACTGCAAAAACATCCTGAACATAATGCTTAGCATGAGGATGATTTGCCTCATGCATTGATAAGGCTTTAGGATTGTGATTTACGGCTGCAAAGACGCTGCGATTTAAACCCATTTCTAAACCAGTGCTGGCACCACCGCCACCAGCAAAGAAATCTACAATGATTTTTTCAGAGAAATTTAAATCAAATTGAGTTTTAAAGGCAGTTGAGTACTCTACAAAACTAGTCATAGAGCACCTTCCCGTGCTTCATCAGCAACAACAACGAAAATATTCTCTCCATGGAAATTGATTAGGTTTGAAGCAAACAAAGATGATTCAATTTGGTCGCAAACGTGATCTTGCAATTGATTTTCAAAAGCTAAACGTACTTTCCAATCTTCTCGCCATACAACTGATTCTGGTGACTCGGCGCGTACTGCTTCTTGTTGCATTTCCAAAAGCAATGAAATTGCAGCTTTGTGATAATGAAATGGAGCTATGAGATTTTGATGGTTCAGTCTGTGCATTTTCATGATTTCGCACCTACCAAAACTTGTAGACGTTCATTATCGAATTTGCTTCGACAGTTTTTAGTTAAACGCAACCAAAGCAGATATGCACCATCAGCTTGATCATCAAAAGAATTTGCTTCTTTAACGTTATTATCAGCTTCTGCTATAGCTTTCTGATTGTTAAAAAATTCAATTTGATCAATCGTATTTTGAGTAAGGAGAGAATATGAAAAACAGACCTCATTTGATGAATCAAGATCATCAAGAACTAATGGCTGGTATGTTTCCAATACGGTTCTAAGTGCATCTAAACTAATGCTCGTTTCAACGGCTTTTGAAAACCCTGGTATCCGCAGCTCTTGGTGCGCCCAATCACCATCTACCCAAACATTAATTGATTTATTTCGAAAATCGATCTTTTCAAAATAACGATCATAGTGGGTTGAACCTTGCGGTGCTTGTTCAATGATATATTTGATGGCTTTAATGCCACCGAATATTTCTAAAAAGTAGCTATTACAAGCTTGTTGAAGATCAACAAGAGATAGTAAGTTTTCTCTAACTTTAGAATCGTAATAGTATTTTTTTTCAATTGAGTAAAAATCGAAAGAATCTGGATTATCTTGCAAAATGCTCAATGCATTTTTGATACCCCCCACAGAACTCAAAAGTTGTAGATGATTCTTAACGAAACTTTCTTTTTGAGATTCTGGAATGATGCAGTGATTACACTGTTCACCATTCTTCTTAAAATCAGTACATTTGTCTGCACAGCGATGATCTGTTAGAGTTATTGAGTTCATTTGTACCTCGAAAATAAATGAATAAAATTTTTAACCGCTTCTTGTTGGCGCAGGAGGCGGTTAGACCAAACCTTCATTGGTTAATTTTTCTATTACCCAAGCCTCTCCTTTTGTTGTGAACATCGGCTGTGAAAAACCGAGTTCAGTTTGTTTAACTTCTCCAAAGCCCTTATCAATAAACCACTGCTGAAATAAACGAGCTCGTTTAACGCCTTTGTGGTAAACATTAAAAATGTCTAATAGTTGGTTCATTTTTACGGCTGAAATTTTTATTTTTTGTGCTACCTGTGATGCATTCAGTAATGTAGAACGCTCAACTACCTTGTCGTAATACTCAACTTTTGGAGCTGCAAGTTCTAATTGACGTGCTTGATCAGCAGCAAGTTGTAATGCCTCAGAAAATGATTGAGGAATAGCTGGTTTTTTAAGTGCTTCTTCCAAAGCTGTCATTCGATCAAAAACAGCCGCTTGTAATTCATAGCTATATGACATAGCCATGAGACATGCCTCACGTTTCGGAAAACTAAAAATGCTGTAAGTTTGACCATTTTGAGGATGGATATAGGGTGTACGAAATTTTTCACCTACCCCTTCACCTAAGACTTTAGGTACTTTCACCATAAAATCAGCATGACGCAAAAGAGGCTCATTCTTTTCTTTACGGAATGCATTAATGAAACTGACAATCTCAATGGAGCTCATTGTTACCTGATTAGGACAATCTAAACTTTGCACCAAACTACTCATTTCTAGTCAACCTCACTCAATTACGTGATTTTTATTGTTTCCGTTCGATTAGATCGAATTGTTCTCTTTCAATCCCTGTCACCTCTGACATAAGCTCTGCATCATCTTCACAACGCTTCTTATCTAAAGTGACTAACCAACGTAAATATTGGCTGTTTGACCAGCCCCTCTCTAACGCCTGTCTAGCTACATGCTTGGAAAGTTCATCTGTTAAGTGTGTGGGTATACACACAGTTTTCTTGCTCATTTTTAAAAGCTCTAAGTACTTGCTCTTCCATTTGCTCACGTTTAATCCCTACAATCTTTTGATTAAGCAGATTTTTTCTGCTTAACAAGCATGGCATCAATAACATTCAATACTTGTTCAGGAATGCCATTTGATCGCCATTTACTAATTTGCCCCTTACTGCGCTTAAATCTTTCAGCAAGCTCTTTATCAGTTGTGACATTAAGCAATGCCTTTAGCTCATCCACAGTCATAGTTTACCCTAATAAACTTAAAGTTTATAAAAGTAAACCATAAGTTTATTTTAAGGTCAATACTTGAGTTTACTATAAGAAACCAAGAACCATACTTTTGGAAATTCTTTATGAGTACAATTTCAGATCGCATCGCTACTCGAATGCGTGAATTAAATATCAAACAAGTAGATTTAATTAATACTTATGGTTTATCGAAAGGTACTGTTTCCAAGTGGGTCTCTGGTACAAATACACCAAATGGTGAGAACCTGACTAAACTGGCTAAAATATTAAAGACAACAGAAGCATGGATTATTAATGGTGAAATTAAAGAAAAATCCAATGCCTCTATAAGTAGCATGGAAGTTGAAGTTTATGAGGAAGGCGATCCTGTACCAGATGGTTATGTAGCAATTGATTATTATGATGATGTCTATGTAAGCGCTGGGAATGGTTATTTAAATTTAGAAAAACCAAGCGATAAGAAAATGCTCTTTCCTGTAGATTTAGTTAGAGAGTGCAATGTCAAACCAGATACAACAAAAGTGATCCATGTACGTGGTGAAAGTATGTTTCCAAAACTAAAAGATGGACAAGCTATATCTATTGATATGTCAGCAAAAAATATTTTTGATGGAGAGATTTACGCCTTCCAAGTCGGAGATGACACCAAAATCAAATATCTTTATAACTGGAATGATCAAGGTAAAGGTGGGTTTAAAGCAGTTTCGGCTAACCCAGATAAAATTCAATATCCAGATGAATTTTACTCGCCTCAACGCATTGAATCTGAAGGTATCTTTGTAGTTGGTCAGTACTGGTGGAAACAAGTTGTAAAGAGGATTAGGCGCTAATTCATATTTATAAAAGCTAGATTCTCTTTACTTAGGTTAAAAATCATGCCAAATAATCAGTTTTCAGTTAGTGAAATAAATTCATTTGATTTACAAGGGAAAAATGCTGCTCTTATGATGTTTGTGAATCAAATTATTCATTCAAACCCAAATTTGGCAGCATCAATTTTAATCAGCATCAAAGAAATATCTGACCAACAGAATCCAGTTATTCAAAAATTATTTGTTTTAGACTACTTTGAGACTCCAGAAGTAGCATCTGAGGCCATAAGTGTTGTGTTACAGGGTTTTAATGATGAGCTTAATAAGCTTATTGATTTAACAATTCAAAGAATGGAGGGATAGCTAATTTGTTCCAACTTTCTCCTTAATTCGTTCACAGAAACATCACCTCTTTTAATGCTGTTAAGTTGAATTTTTTGTCTATAATTATCCTGCATTTTCTGCATCAAGACGGCAATATCCTCAAACATGAGAGATGACTTTTTAATATTTCTCAACTCGCCAGCTTGTTTTTCAAGCCATTTAATATGACGATCTTTCTTTTTCCGATTTCTATATTTTTGGCTCATAAGCTTAATAAACTCCAAACAACCTGACCTTATGTCAGGTTTTCTTTTGCCTATTAAAGCACAAAGTTTCCCTTAGGAAAAATAAATGTTTCCTTTAGTAAATTATTTCTTGACACAAAAGTTTCCTTTGATAAACTAAATTCACCAACAACAAAAACCTAAAGTTAGGTGACTGAAAATGAAATCAACCGATCATAACCAATTTATCGATGACATTGACGGTGGTGTCTTTGCTCAACAATTAGGCTATGCAATCAGTGAAGTTGCATCAGCAACCGTTGATAATGACGGCAAAGGTGAAATTAACGTCAAGATCAAATTCTCAAAAGGTGTCGGTGCAAACAGCGTCACAATTGAGCACAAATTAACATCAAATACCCCCTTTCCAGATGGCAATAAAATTGAAAATCACGGTGCAAAAACATCAATGCATGTCAATAAAGACGGTGATGTATCTCTTTTTGCAAATCACACAGCTCAACTTTTTGAAGATGCATAAGGCCTCTTCTTAACTCCCCCAAAACCTTTGTAAAGGAAAAAATCATGTCATTAGAAAAAAGTGAAGTTGCAGCAGTTGTTGAACATTGTTCACCTGTAATGGATTTAGACCGTGGCGGGCTTCAAGCTGTTCATGAGAATTTCAAAATTCATAATTTGGAAATTCATCAAAATGGTCGAAATCGCATTCGTGGCATCTTTGCAACACCAATCTTCGCAGATTTTGCAAAATACATTGCTGATGCACCAACGATTGGACCAGTGCCAGTATTCGTATCTCGTGATGATGTTAAAGCTGTTGCTGTATTGAATTATAGTGAAAAAGGCTTTGACCAAGGTCATTGCGACCACACAGCAACATTACAACTTGATCCGACTGTAGTTTGGAAAAAGTTAAATCAACTTAAAGATACAAAGCTTGACCAAAAACGCTTTGCAACCTTTCTTGAAGATTGGGCAACTGTTCTTACCGCACTTGATGCAGATGACAAAGAAATCAATATTAAAGAAGCAATTGTCGCTGTACGAAATATGAAGGTTGATATTAACACCTCAAGTGATGCTGAGGTTGAAAACACTCGTGAAGTCCGTACAGCTCAGGCGGATATTGCAGCTAAGGCCAAAAAAGGGCAATTACCAGCAAAATTCAAGATTCTCGATACCGCTTATGTTGGTTTGGAAGCTAAAACAATTGAGTTGCGTTTAATCGTTAACGGTAGTAGCGGTGAACCTGTATTCGCGCTCCAAATCGTAAAAGAAGAAATTTTAAGTAATGACATCATTCAAGAATTTAAGGTTCTCGTTACAAACCTTCTTCCAGATCATCAAGTTTTAATTGGTACGTTTCAAGCGTAATACTTAAATAAAAGCCAAAAAAAGCCCTGCTAATCTTGGCGGATTCAGGGCTTCTTAAGGTCAACCTTCATTGCTTTAAGCAAGAAAATTATGGAACGAGAGCATTATGGAACAAAAGCTTTCTCAAAACAACATTACATTTAGTATCTCTAATGTAATGAAAATTACCGCTGTAATAGCGTTAATGACTTTGCTTGGACTATTTTTTTTAGCTGAGCCAAGAAAGATTGAACATACGACTCAGAATGATTCAATTCCTGATATTCAAACATCCACTTATGGTATTTCGCTTCTTTCAATTACATCAAAAAATACTGGGACAGGATTAATCAATCTTGATGGTTACTTAGTACCAGTAGATTTCAAATTTGAAACCTATCCAAGTGACTACGGTATAGAAGAAACCGCGTTCACAGCTGTAGATATTACAAACTTAGAAATTGGTCAAATCACTGATAGAAACGGAAATCATATCGATGACTTCACCAATTTTCAGGATCACAAGAGAATCAATGAAGCATTAAAAAACTTCATTGAAGCTAATAAACTCGTGGAGGTTCGCTAATGTCATCGACTATTAAACAGCAGATCAACTCTACATTTGAGGCTTTTAGTCAAAATATCGGCCCTGCTCAAGTTCTTGAGTCACTTAGTAAAGGCATCGGTATTGAATATGCAGAGGTTGAAACATCAGACTGGACATTCATAGAGAAGAATTGCCCTATTTCTATTGCTGATATTTACGGTGGTTTTCTAAAATTCCGTTACTCAATGAAAACTTATGAAACTCAGCGCCATAAAGAAAAATCATCAAAGTATTTTTGCGAATTTTTAAATATTGATGGTGATGGCAATGAGCGATATCGCGTAGGTTTTGATAACTATTCAGTATATGTTCTGAAGAAGAATCCTGTTTCTAAGTTACCAGCTGGTCTAAGTAAGCACTTAACTTGGGGAACCAAGTTAAACGGATTTGATTTTTATATTGAACGTAATGGTCAATTAATCCCGACAACACCTTCTGAAAAAGTGACACCTCATCTATATAAAGCCCGTCAAGCTAAAGAATTAGCTCGTCGTTGCCAGTATTTAGATGAAAAGGGTTTCTTTGAAAGTGAACCACGTCAACGTAAAACTTTGGGTTAGGAGGTTGTGAACATGGGAAATTCAAGCAACCAAAACATGCATTTATGGCATTCAGTTTGTATTACTGATCCTACACAAACCAAAAAGATTGAAGGTAAACCATATAAAGGCACCTCTCCTAAAGCATATTGGTTAATTCAAAGGGCTACTGAGACTTTCGGACCCATTGGTCATGGTTGGGGCGTAGATGTTAAAGATCATGGCTTTCAAAAAATTGATGATCTGACTATCCATCATTGGATAGTAATCACCCTTTGGTACATGAAAGATGGTCAAAAATGTTGTGTTGATCAAACTGCTGGTTCTAAAGCTATGTATAAGGCAAGCACTGGAATGGTTTATGACGAAGATGCAATTAAAAAGTCAAAAACCAATGCAACGGTTAAAGCTTTGAGCCTTCTTGGATTTGCAGGTGATATTCATGCTGGATACTGGAATGCACCTGGTTATCAGCAAAAAGCTTACGACCACTATTACAGTAATTCACAGCCTATAAATTCAAATCAGCAATCTCAACAGCAACAGGCCACAGCTGTTAAAGAAACTAAAGACGTTCAACAAAACGTGAGTGAATCCAGACCTAAACGCACTGAAAACCAGCTTTTTAATGATGCAATTTCAGCAATTAACAAAGCTACTGATACTTCCGTTTTAGATGCTGCATATAACCGTTTTAAAGGCACGACTTTCGAAAAAGCCATCGTTGCAGCATGTAAGAACAAAAAAACTCATGAGCGATGGGGCCAAGCCTAAATTTTGGTGCCCTTCTCTAAAGTTATCTATTAAATATTGGAAAAGTAAATGAATACAAAAGTTAATTTGCCTATATACACCGAACAACAAGTCAAAGCGATTGTTCGCTCAATTATCGAGTCTAAAGATAGCAATATCTATAACGAAGTTGTGCAAGTTTTCGAAAAGCCACTAATTGAGGAATTATTAATTCAAGAACGTGGTAATCAAACACGGGTGGCACTCCGATTAGGTCTAAACCGCGGTACTCTTCGCAAAAAGTTATACACACATGGTATTTTGAATGAGGGTAATGTCTAATGGAATACAAAATACTTGTGCCACTAGCACTACTTCGAGCTGCTCTAATTGCTTCTAAAGATGAAGATGAATTTGATTTTAGAAATCTAGATGCCATTGCTATCAACAAAGGACATATTGTCGCAACAGATGGATGCTTTCTTTTTTATGCAAAATTGGGAAATGTAGAAAATGAAATTTCTTTTATTATTCCAAAAGCATATGCTCAAAGCTTTGTGAGTAAAACTGAATACTGTTCTGGATTAATCAACTGTCAAATTTCTTACGACAAGGATAAGCAAACTGGATTAATTGAAATCCCGAATCATCATAATGCATATGAAGGTTTTAAAGTATTTCTGTCTGATTCATTTATAGAATGGCAAAAAGTATTACCAGAAGCAGATTCTGAATACCAAGGTTTTGTATGCTTTGGTGGAGATTACATTAAAAAGCTTGAAGAAATTTCAGGAATATTAGGCAGTATTTGTCGCCATAATTTGAAACCAACAGGTATAGACAAAGCAGCAATTATCAATTTTACGTTTAGTGATTTTGAAAATGTAAATGCTGTATTAATGCCTAGAAGCGAGAACCCAGATTCAGAATTATTTTGTGTTGCGATTTCAGATAGTCATGAGGATGAGGTAACACTATTAGCAGCTGCATCCGCGGAATTCGCATTCAAAGCTGCTCAACGCTTACGAAAAGATTTTATCTTTAATCCAAGATTTAATAAAGACCATTCACCTTTTAACGATGGAGCAAGTTGGATTTATCCAGCGGTCTGGAATAGTTCAAAACAAGCTCATGCAGATCAATTAGAAATAACAGAAGAATGGTTTGCAAAACCATTAAAACGTTATGACGATCTCAAATTAGCTATTAAATATATACAAGCAACTAATGATTGTGTTGAATGCTACATCGGTGATAAATCAATCGTAGCTTCAACTGTAGAACAAGTGACTAAGTTCTTTAATGAAAATAAAGCATTAATCAAAACAAAGCTTTGGAGTGTAAATATTCCAGAAGAACCTGATTCAGCATCAATTTTACACCCTGTCCCTTCTCAGAAAATTGGAAAGCAATTAGTACACAGGCTGAAACAAGAAGCATTACAGCAGTTCCCTACTGTTGGTAAATCTATTGCCGAAGCTGTAGCGCTTGAGGTGTGGGAAGGTACTGAAGCTGAACATGCTGAGTATCTCAAAACAAATCCAAACTGGTGGCTTCACACAACTTTTTTGGAGAATATTAATGCTTAATATCCAAAAAATTAAAGTTAAAGCACATGTTCGATATTGGGAGGATACAACCATCAATGATGTTGATGACACCGAAGATGGTAAAAATGTCCCATGCAAACTAGGTGAATTATGGTGCCCAGTAATCAATGTTGACACAGGCATTATTGAGAATTGGGAAATCGGAAAAACTGCCTTTATTCATTACAAAGTAGTTGATGGTTGTGGGTGGGAGTTATTGGATTCAACTAGAAAAGTTATCAAATCACAAGATGAAGGATATGTCCCAAAAACATTATGCCCTGCTGAATGCGGTTATGGTGACTATATCATCATGAATATTGATGTAAATGGTCAGATCGCTAAATGGAAATTTGATTTAGATGATTTTCAGGATGAGGGCGTGTAAATGACTAAATATATTGAGAGAGAGGCTTTTGAGGCTTGGTTTAAAACAACAGGTATGTATGAAGCCCTTATTGAGTACATAGCAACTCATCAGCCTAACTTAAAAAGTGCATTTATTAAGAGTGGTAAGTCGTACAGGAACACAATGGTTAATACGGCTTGGTCCTCTTGGCAAGCAGCCAAAGCCCACGAAGCCAAAAATCACAAAGACTGCGCGGTATTTAAAGAAACTGAATTTGCACTTTTACCTAAAACTATCACACCCGAAATTGAAGAAATTTTAGGAATGCCTTGTTTTAAATTTATAAAAGCAGCCCAAATTTATCGCCTTCATGGATTTGATATTCAACCTAAGGCAGAAAAAGAACAAGCCTTTTTTATATTTAAAATTCTACATTTGGCCTTGCTTCATGGAGATAAATGTTTTGATGTTTTTGAGGCTGAAACTAAAGAAATGGTAATAGCAGCAAGGGATAAAAATCATGAGTAATTTACAAGATAAAATTGAATTAATCATCCGTGATATTTGCGAGCTGTCTGACAGATCTAGCCCTGAAGAATATCCCGACCACCTACTTGTCTTACCTGAAGAACTTGAAATGTTTATTAGCCAACGTATGGCAGAATGTTTCCCAAATATTTTAGAGGCAGCTACAGAAATCTGGTGTGACAACGGCATGGTTAATCGTCATGAACCATACGGTGTAAAAGTTGAGTTATTAAACCAATGGTTAATGACTTTAGACAGCAATGAATTAATGCTGGCTGAAACTGAGCTATCTAAATTAAGCGAAGATGATCTTCACACTCTTTGTTGCGGTGAAGAATCTGAACAAGAACGGATTGGCTCAACTTTCATTAATGAATTTCTGGATAAAATTTTTGATGAGGAATATGCAGCAAAAGTGGAGGTTGGCCAATAATGTATAACTCAAAATTTAAAATTGATGAAAAAGTCATTCTTCCTGATTCTAGCGAAGCTGCATGGCCTATTAATGTAACGGCTTGGCAGTCGAATACTGGACATATATTTCTGGATGAAAAAGTAGCTAGATATGATGGTTCAACACATAGCCTTTGCAAGCGTGGACATCTATCTCCTAAACAAGGGTATTGTGCAGAATGCGTTCCTCTTAATAACCAGGAAGAATATGCAACCTACCCAAAGCAAAAGTGGAATGATGAACCCTTATATTCAATGGCTCTGGACCAATGGTATTTTGATAAAAATTCAGTAATAGATGTTATGCGTGAAACTGGTCAATCAGCTCAGGAACTAATGCTTGTAATTGGTGAACCTAAAAATGCATATGAAATTGATCCAGACGAATATTTTGAAGAACATTTACCTGATGGAATAAATGTACCAGATGAAATCGCAGAAGCTTTTAACACCTTAAATGATGCTATTAGGAACTGTGCAAATCCATTGTGTTACTACCCTTCTAACATAGCAGTATTAATTGAGGAGGTATAAAATGGCGCGTTTGACTAAATTAGATCATATGACTTCTGAGGAAAAAGCTGCGGAGGCTATTAAATTTTGGGCGGCCCCCAAAGATGCAACATTCACTCCCGAAGTTTTGGCAATTGTTTATAAAAAATCTTTGTCATGGTTCCAGCTTAAACGCTGTGCTGGTGGAGGTATTCCATTCAGCAAAGAAGGCCGAACCATCTTGTATAAGAAACAAGATGCCATTGATTACTTCTCCAAAGAGACACATCAAAGTACATCATCAGCCGCTTATATTTAGCGGCTTTTTTCTATGTAGGCGTGTAGGCACTGTGTAGGCACTCTTGATAAAATCGTGTAGGCGCTATGTAGGCATTTGGAATATTGCGAATTGGTGTGTATTATTGCGAATTATTGCAGAATTTAGAAAATATTATTTAAAATTAAAAGCTTAGATAGAAAATTTATTGCGAATTATTGTTTGTTGTTGTCTATTATTGTCTAAACTTTTTTGTAACAGATGGATTATGAGTCCGCTGCTCTAACCAACTGAGCTATAGGCCCTATACTTTGTAACTTATTGTATTCACTACAATTCAGCTTGAGACCAATATTAGCTAAATTCAAATTTAATTACAAGTTATTTCTTGAGTAGACCCATAGTAGACCGCAGAAATTACTGTAATATGTAGCTATATATTGTCAAGCCTAGCGGATTCTAGCCCATGTCAGCAAACCGAGTAAAGCTTACAAAGTCATTTATTGATCAACTCGAACTAAAACCTGCTATTTTTCGTGATAGTGAGTTAATTGGTTTTGCTGTACGGGTTAATACCTCATATAAAACATATATCGTTGAGAAAAAGGTAAATGGCAGGTCTACTCGGTCTACTTTGGGTATTCACGGTCAAATAACACTTGCTCAAGCAAGAGTATTGGCTCAAGAAGCCTTACTTGAAATGACGAAAGGTGTAAATCTTAATGAGAAGAAAAAGAATCGTATTACGGACGCAGAGAAGCTCTATCAGGTAAAGCAACAGCAACCGACTCTCTTTGAAGCCTACAGTGTTTATATTGATGAGCGAGAGCTAAAACCACGTACGCTAGATGACTATAGTGACGTTATTAATGGCTACTTATCTGATTGGAAAGATATCAAATTAAAAGATATCAACCGCAAGATGATTCAGGATAAACATAAAGAATTATCCGAACGCAGTAAGGCTCAAGCAAATATGGTGATGCGAGTTTTTCGCGCGATTTATAATTTCTCAATAGAACATTATTTAGATGATGATGAGAATCCAATTCTTCCACCTATCAATCCTGTGCGTACGCTAACTGCAAAAAAAGCTTGGAATAAAATTAAAAGAAGAAAAACATATATTAATGAAGATAAATTACCTGACTGGATTAACGCTGTATTAAATTTTCATGATCGTGGTCAAAAACTTGAGACTAACAAAGATTTCCTGCTCACCTTGATTTTGACTGGCTTTAGACGAGAAGAATGTGAATCACTCGCTTGGTCTGCAATTGATCTTAAATACGGCTTTATCACTTCAATAGATCCCAAAAACAATGAGCCGCATACATTACCTATGGGCGATTATTTATGGGCAATGATGAAAAAAAGAAGAACAGCTATAAATACAGAATGGGTCTTCCCTTCTGCAAAATCAGTTTCTGGCCATATTACAAATATTTCTAAGGTGCGGAATAAAATCAACGAGAGCTGCGGTATACCTTTCACTTTCCATGATCTTCGTAGAACGTTCGGCTCAATTGCTGAAGGTTTAGATTATGGGAAATATACGATCAAAAAACTGCTGAATCATAAAGAAGAAGATGATCGAGACGTAACGGCTGGATATGTACAAGTAAGCGATAAAAAGCTAAGGGCTGCTATGAATGAAATTGAAGATATTGTTTTAGGACCAAATAAAATTTTTAAATGATTTCGCTACAACTTTGAAACCAATGCTAGGCAATGATGTATGAAAAAGTTATATCTTCAACTAATAACTAACTAAATGAATCATACTTTTTTTGAACAATTTTTTAGAAATATGGATGCACTTTTTGAGGCAATCGGATAGTAAAATTATCAGATAAACCTCTCTTGCCAACGTATAAAAAACATACTATACATTGTCACTGCTCTTATGTTTAAAGAGCTTTATTTCAATACAAAACAAAAATTTAAACTTTCTAGAGAGAAAATAAGATGACTACAAAACTTGTTTGTTATGGTGGGCACAGCAAATATATGTCTGATGAACTAAATCGTACCGAAGCTTATACTTTAAGTGTGGTTGAGCATGTTCTTGGATCAAATCAATTTTTTGTTGAAGAATCAAAAGATAATTATACCGAAGAGTTAATTAATAAGTTAAAGGAAGAAAATTATCTGATTTCAGAAAATCTATTCACGCGACTTGTTGATGACGGCTTTGCTGTTAAAAGTGCAGTTTTTTCAGTTGATGATCTGCATAAAACAATCAACGATTGTAAAAAACACACTTCTCAAGAGTGGGAAATTTTAGACGAGAAGTATAAGAAGTAATATTTAGAAAAAAGCACACTTTCATAGTGTGCTTTTTTCTTGTTAATTATATTAATAAAGGTTGTAATTGACTTTTTAACTCCTCAACTTTATGCCTTGCTTTTGGTTTATACTGTTTACCAACTAGGCATAATGTTCGCCCCGCATTTGATGCGACATCTGATAGCTTTTCTAACTCAAGTACAGCTTTATTAAATTGGTTGAATAAACCAAATGTCGATTGCCTCAATTCTTTCTCACAGTTAATAAAGTAACGGCGAGCTATGCGACCTTGTTCGTTGTTTTCAACCATTGAGAGTTCTTTAGCTACGTCAAGAGTAAGAAAGTATTCGATACTTTTTGTATTCCCCTTACGAATTGTGTTCCCATATTTCCTTATCGTTTCAGAAATTTGTGGAACGATAGAATAATCTTCGTTTTCAATAAATTTATATGTTGCAATTCGCTCTTTAATCCAGTCAGCAAATTGACGTTTGCTACCAAGCCATTTATGTAACTCACGAGCATCAACACATGGCTGAATCTCACCAGCAATTGAGGCATCGACAACTGGAATTAAAGCATTGTCTAAAGTTTGGAATTTTTGCATATGCAAAACCTCTTATAAAGAGTTCCGTTTAGCGGCAAATCCAGAAAGAACAGAGATAAAAATAAGTTTTCTTAGTATTTTCAATTAATCCATTAACAGTCCACCTCACCAAACAATATGTTTAGTGAATTAAACTGAAAAGTTCACCAAATTAAACAAAATGTTTACTTGCTTAAATCGGTGGTCTAATATTAACTAAGTTAAGTTAGTTTTTAATCTTTACATCTAAGTTCTCTTAGTTAGTGCCATCCAACGGCGATTAAAAATTTCGGTATTTCGTAATTGCCGTTACTGAATACCACCTGAACCACAAAAAAGATCAAGTATTGCCGTACTTGGTCTTTTTTCTTTTGAGCACATGAGCAAAAAACTTGGCTCGCTTACTCTTTGATTTGGCTCTATGATTTACTGTATAAGAGTTACGCTTAAATGGCTACCCTTGACATCTAACAAGTGCGTTAAATCTTGTCGTGCAATATCATTGATATGCTATTATTTTATTCATTATTGAATAATACTGTTATTTACAAATTAGAATTACTCTTATCTGAATGATCATCATAGTTTGTTCGCTTTAGTCCGTTTTAGTTCGTTTCATTCTGTTTTCATCTGCTGATTTAATGAAATCTCCAATAAAGTAAATAACCTTGCTATCATTCATAATTGAATAATTAAATACTTTTTTAGAAATATTTTTTTACAAAATTACCGCTTTTTAGAGCGGTAATAATTTCATTTGAAAATGAATTGTCAATTATTAAAATTATGAACTGTTATCAACTTCTGCATGATAATGGTTTTCCTGAGATTTACTGAACTCAAGCGAATCCTCAATCATGCTATTTGTTATCTGAAAAAGCCGAGTTAGTTCTTTGAATACAGATTCAGGCACATTATAGACCTTGCTTAGATATTCAATGGTTCGCTCATGTTTGTTCTGTATGGCATCGAGCATCGCTGCGATGTCGGCTACTTGTTCATAAGCCAGTGCAAAGCCTTCGGCTACATCGTTTTCGTCATAAGATTTCATCAGGGTTTTCATTTTTATTCCCCTTATTTATCTATGTTATTCAAAGAAAGAAAATTCGAATATTTTCCATCCATGTGCATCAATCGACTCATTAAATCTTGTAGATCTAAGCTTTCATTTTGCCAGTCATGTGTCTGAACGATTTGAAAGAGTGATACATAGTTGCGTTCGCCCAGTAGTAAACGTGCTTCGTATGCACCATTTTTAAAATGGTCTTGTATGCCATAGCTCATCTTTGGATTTAATTGCTGCATCGCATTACCGAACTCACTCCACCATTGGCTCAACCAAACCATGTGTAAAGCAAGATTTCGGATATTCGCCTCTTCTTCGAGACTCCGTAGTTTCATTGTTTCAAGGAACGTAACTGAGTCATTGAAATGGATAGCCAGTAAATCTTTATAACTTGATACTTTGAAATGTTGATGGTGTCTATGCCACATCTCTGTACGTTTTTTGACGCTACCTTCGCAGCGACGATCGACGATTGCTTTAAGTTCGGCAATTTGACGGTTATTGATTTTGATGCGTGTTTCAAGTTGATGTTGTTTTGGTTGCTCTATTTCTTTTTCCAAAATGTCTAATACCCATTTTCGGAATTCTTTGGAAACTGCAGTCTTTGCAAACATGGAAATAAGATATGCGCCACGTAATGAAAAAATCCGCATACCCAAATTGGGTAACTGTGGATTTTCTATCACTTGCGTCATTTTATTAGTAAATTCATCTGCTTTACGGTTGAAGATTTTACTGACCGCATTTTCCTGTTTATAACCTAAAGTACGAGCTAATTCTGTAGATGTAATCCAAATTTGCTCGTCATTTTGTTGTATAGGATGCAATGTTACGGTATTAAATGTTAGACTATTCATATCAATTTTCTCGCTGAATGTTGGTAACTCGCCCCGTGATCCGCCAAGATTTTTCGGGGCGTTTTAATTTTAAAATAATGTCCACTGGACATATTGCAAATATATATGTCCACTTGATACCATGTCAACAGAATTTATTAGGGCGATGTCATGGGTAAACATTTAGGTGTTGCTTATAATTTGCGTTTACCGCAAGAACTAAAAGATAAAATTGCAGAGTCTGCTAAAGAGCTGAATCGTTCTATGAATGCAGATATTGTGGCACGATTAGAAGATAGTTTTGAGCAAAAAAATCTTAGTAAATTAAACGAAGTTCCATTAGAGCAACTTTTGGCTGCAGTTATGGAAAAATTGGGGAAAAATTCTTTGAGCCTTACTCGTGAAGAAATCGCGCGCGCAAAAGAATTTTAAAAAATAGAGAAAACCTAAGTTTCGTTATTTTTTAGGAATAATATGGCTAGAACAGTTCCTCAATTTAATTTACGTGTTCCGCAAGAACTAAAACAAATAGTTGAAGATGCAGCTAAGAAAAGTGGTCGCTCAATTAATGCAGAAGCAGTTTTTCGTTTGGAGCAAAGTTTTACGCAAGATAAAAAATTACTAGAAATTTCAAGCGTTATGACTAAAACAATGACGAATAGCTTAGAGACAATAGATACCGCTTTAAGTAAAATCGTACACGTATATTTAAAATCTGGATTTGTTATGTATTCTGCTAGTTCCTTTGATGCCGAAGGAAAGATTTACTTCACAAACTTAATTAGTTACATTCACAAGTATAGTGACCAAGACATGTCTGAATTTTTAAATTCCTTAAAAAACAACAGTCATGATGAATACATTAAATCTATAAAAAATGAATATCAATTATATCGAGTTATTGACTTTAAATCTTTAATCATACATGAGCAAACTCATTTTCTAGATTTAACTAGTAGCCTTTGGGGGTTGGAGTTTAGCATTAGGAAAAATAATGTTTTTTTAACAAAAAATAATGTAGAGGAGCAAAAAAATGCATTGAATGTATTTTCATTGAACTATTCAGAATTATTAAAAATGCATCGACCTCTTAATAAAAATGATAATTTATTATTTGATTATAGAAAGGTAATCAACTACAAACATTTTTATTACTACGATGAAAATGTTGGTGTATGTTTAGAAATTCAATTGAATTATAAAAACTCTTC